AAAAAACATAGAAAGGTGTGCGAGAGAGTGGGACTTTAACAGTTATTTATCAGTTTGTCAAGTCCACCACCACCCCAGACACCAGTAAGCATGGGGGTTGACAGAGGGTAGTAACTGTGATATACTCTCTAGTGCTAGAGGCCACTAGGTATAAGTACCTGATTCTAAAAGAATATTTCTTTGAAATATCTCTTGACATATTCGCAGAGTGTGGTATACTAGTCTTGTAATTAACGATAAAGAGGAAAGTAAATGAATAAAGAGTTTATGAAGTTAATGCAAGACAAGGTTGCAGAGGATATGAAGAACGCTGGGTGTAGTACCGAGAAAGAGTACCAGCAGTACCTTATCAACATGGCTAAAACAATCAACTGGGACGAAGTTGATGATGAAGATGAGGATTTACTATGAATTACTCTAAAGAGATGAGTCCGAGTGAGGTTGCAGAGTTGCAAAAGGAGGTGGAACTAGGTAACTCTGCCCACATAGCTGCAGAGTTGGAGAGAGAGGCTGTGCTAGTAAACTCTTTCTGGAAAACCTTTGAGATGCTTGCAAGAGATTCAGAGTTCATCTTTGAGTTCATTGACAGATGCGAGAAGTATCTTGAGAGTATGAAGAAACTCTATCCTAATGCAGTTAAATACAGTGTTTCTTACCATAATTCAAAGAATACTTTCTGGATAGGGAATTTAAAAGAACTTTGGTGGGAAGTACACAATTAAGAAAGTTTCCTTATAAATCAGATACTTACATGCAATTCCTCTAAGTCCTTGATTTATAAGGGTTTTTATTTTAAAATACCTATTGATATTCTCTACCAAACTGGTATAATGGGTATATGATTAACAATAAAGGAAAAGATATGCAAAACCTTACTGATACACTTATGGGGTTAACCATTTCAGAGTTAGCGCAAGTTCAAGAAACAATTAAGCAAATCAAAACAATGAAAGCGAAGTCTGCATTAACTGTTGGTAGTAATTGCGTAGTTGTTCAGAAAACCAAGAGAACGCCTGGTGTGATAGAGAAACTCAATCAAACGAGAGCGATTGTTAAAATGCTTGGTAGAAGATATACTGTTCCATTCTCTATGCTGGAGGCTGCATAATGACTAATTGGATATCAGATATTTTCATTGGAGTGGTTGCATTAATATTAATTGACATACACTCTAACTTACAATTCTTAACATTATTACAAGGAGTATTATAATATGTTTGACGAAATAGATAAAATAACTCAGAAGTTCTACAAGGACTCAGAGGAGTTCATCGCAAAGATGAAGAAGAATCAAGAACTCTTGGAGAGTTTGAATAATAAAGTTTCTGAAATTCAAGATGACATTGATACCATTAAGATGGAGATTGGTGCATGAAAGGCACAATCAGATTTGTCACAGGTGTTGTGATGGTATACTTTGGTGGCGGATACATGCGAGTAGAGGATACTCTCACACCTATGCAGATGTGGGTGACTCTCGCAATGGTGACTGTGGGTGTGTTTCTGATGATGTGGGGAACACTCGCAGTAGAAGAAAAGGGTTGACACTCGCACACCACTAGTGTATACTGGTAGATAACTTTGTGGGGGGGTTAAAACTGTAATGCACTTTGTAATCTATAAATGCAATAAGTATCCAGTAAACTATTTTAGAGAAAAGGAAAGTTGATTATGAAAAATTTTATTAAGCCATTCGGCCAAGGACTCTTGTTTGCGTGTGTCCTCTTATCCATTGTTAATTGGGGTATCGGAGATATACTCTCTGCGACATTCTATATGTTAACTGCAATGTTTATCTTTATGGGAATGAAATTAAAATGACAAGAGAAGAAGTAGTAAAGAAAATACTAGACGATCAAATTGACATGTACACTCTCGCATTTTATCCTCAAGAATATTACAGTCATATGGATATGGGATTTGTGAATGATATTTCAAAGAATCTTCAAGAGATGTATCACAAAGTCGTTATAGATAAAGGTATGCACCCTGATGATGATTTTGAGGATATACTCAATGAAATGATGAATATACTTGATGAGGATAGAATGATATGACGACAACAACAGTAAAGCCCTATGTGAACCCAAATGACAGAATAGAAAAGATTGAATCTGCTGTTCTGCAAATCAAAGACAAATTAAATGAATTAGAAAAAAAGATAGATTATCTCGTCAGTAATAAAGAGGTTGATGATAATTGGAAATACAATGTAAGAGGGGGTATGTATAATGAGTAATTTTCTCAAAGATATAATTAAAGAAACTGGAAACGAATACGCATCTCTTGTTTCTGATGGTGTTGAAGCAGGAGATGTTGATAGTTTTATTGACACTGGCTCTTACATATTCAATGCATTACTGTCAGGTAGTTTGTATGGTGGATTGCCTGCAAATAAGATAACTGCACTTGCAGGCGAATCTGCAACAGGAAAGACATTCTTTCTCATGGGTATTGTAAAAAACTTTCTGGATAGTAATCCTGACGCTGGTGTCATATACTTTGAATCAGAATCTGCGATTACCAGGCAGATGGTGGTTGACAGAGGAATTGACTCAGAAAGAATGGTAATACTTCCAGTTACCACAGTTCAAGAGTTCAGAACGCAGTCACTCAAAGTATTAGACACCTATCTAATGAAAGCAGACAAGCGTCCCATGCTCATGTGCTTGGATTCTCTCGGAATGTTATCCACTACCAAAGAGGTAGAAGATACTTCTTCAGGCAAAGAAACTCGTGACATGACACGAGCGCAAGTTCTAAAAGCGGCGTTTAGAGTTCTAACCCTCAAGCTCGGCAAAGCGAAAATCCCTATGATAATCACGAATCATACTTACGATGTAGTTGGGAGTATGTTTCCCACTAAAGAGATGGGCGGTGGTAGTGGATTAAAATACGCAGCTTCGTCAATTGTGTATCTCTCAAAGAAAAAAGAAAAAGATGGTACTGAGGTGATTGGTAATATTATTCATTGCAAGAATCATAAGTCAAGATTAACGCAAGAAAATAAAATGGTTGATGTTCGCCTAACCTATAATAAAGGATTGGATAAGTATTACGGACTGTTAGACTTAGCGTTAAAATACGGAATGTTCAAGCAAGTCTCTACTCGCATTGAATTACCAGACGGAACAAAGCAATACGCAAAAACCATTAACAATGAGCCAGAGAAATACTTTACGCAAGACATTATGGACTTGCTTAATGAAGCTGCATCAAAAGAATTTAAATATGGATAAGACTAAATACGAGTATGACAAACGAGCAAGTCTTAATTTTCCTAGATAAGATTAATGAAATTGAAAACAAATTAGATGAGTTAGCAGTTGAATCATGCACAGAAAATACATCTCTTGAAGATTTAATTTATGAAATACAAGTTCAAATAGGAGCGTTAAAAGATTTTATAAAATGAAAAAGTATACATTTGCACCAGAAATACCTAGAGATAAATATGGAAAACCCATATACAATGATTACAATTATCAATCAAAATCTTTTGCATCATACACCATACCAAACTCTTACGCAAACAATTTAAGGATACCTCAAAAATATAAATAATCCCATGAGGGATAAATTAGAAAAATGGTGCGTATATCAAAACAGATTAGGGTTTTGGGAGATGACTTTATCTAATGAAAATGAGGGAGTTCCAGACGGGCGCCCAGTAAAGTTTTTCTCTACTCAGCAAGAATCATTTAAATTCTTGCAGTATATGAATAGAGCCCTACCCCCAAAAACTAGCGATAAATGAATAACATTCATAGGAGTAGAAAAAAATCCAGATTGCATCATTGGGTATTTTGGATTTGGGCATGCACTCCACTTTTCATTTCTTTCATAGGATTAAGAATTATCTTAAGATATTACTATGGAATATAAATAATAAATAAAAAAAAGAGAAAAAAAAGTATGCCAAATTATAATCAGCAAAGATACGGAAGAAGATTGTGGGGAACTCCAAATCAAGCATTAGTTGATGTATTTCTTTTACAAGCTGCCTATAACAGCTCAACTGCAACTCAGACTTGGGAAAAGGTAGGAACAAATGATAATACAACTAATTACTCGTCTACAACTAATCCAAGTCTTACTGAAGTTAGATTGATGGGGCAAACAGCTCCAAAGAGAATCCAGAACACTTCAACAGGCAATGCTGAAGCTACTGGTATTCAGTTTGACAGCACAGGCACTTACCCTATGTTTACTTTTCCTACTAAAGGCATTTACAGAATAGAAGGTCATTTTGCAATAAGTCAAACAACAAGTAACGCAGATGATCTTAATTTTGGTTTCTATTGGTCTACTGATGGTGGCACTAATTTTTATAACCGCTGGTACAGTAGGAGTTATGTAGAAGGCCATGGGCATCAATTTTCACAATCCCCATCTATGGTTGCTGCTGTGACTAATACATCAACTGATAGATTTGCAGCGTATATATCCAATAATGAGTCAACTAACAATATCTATGGAAGCACTGCGTATGAAAATGAATCTCATCTCATTTTTAGAAAAATAGGAGAATTGTAATATGCCTAGATATGATAGACAAAGATATGGTAGAAAAAGAGGTGGTGATAATACTACTTTAAAAATCATAGATTATTGGCATTTAAACTCAGACCACTCTGGAACTACTTTTTTTAAAAATTGGACAAATACCTTAACGAGTGGAGGAGATGTTTATACCGCTCATAAGGGAACTGCAATGTCTGTTAGTTCAACAACTGGATACTGGACTTTTCCACGCACAGGCATTTACTCTATATCTCTAAGTGCGTGGATTTATGCAAGAAACAGTGATGGTGATATAATAGACATTTACCATTATCTCAGCGCTGATGGTGGTTCTACAAATAATAGACTTTTAAAAGACAGAGCCTATGTAGAAGTTGAGGGATATGAAACAGTAACAACAAGCCAAATGACAGTTGACATACCAAATGTTTCTACACATCTTTATGCTATGGGAATAGTGGGTGCTGCTGGAACTAATCATGTAAGAGGTGATTCAACTCTACCAAATAGAACATTTGCAGTTTTTGAAAGGATAGGTGATTCAATAAATGAGTGATTATAATACATTACGACACGGCTCAAGTGATTTCTTTACAAATGTTGAGGATACTTCAATTGAAACAACTAATGTTGATGTCTGGTGGCTGACAAGTAATTTTTTGGATAGATCAACACCAATTCTTAATTTTAGTAGAGAAACTACATTATCTAGCGAGTTTCAGAGTGGTGCAACTAAAGGTGATGCAATGTCATTTGATTCAACAAGTGGCTTATTTTCTTTTCCAAAAACTGGACTATGGAAGATAAGTGGTAATTGGTCATTTTATTATTCTAGTGGTACTCAATTAAGGCAAGCTCAGTGGTTTTTAAAAGCAACTAAAGATAATAATTCTACTAGTATTAGTATGTTGAATAATACTCAAAATATTGAAGATAATGACATGCGGCTAACTGGCTCTTATGTGACATCTTTTAAATGTGAAAATACATCTACTGATAAAATATTTTATCAATGGTTTAAAGGACACAGCAATAATAGTAATTATGTTCTTGGTAGCTCAACACTTGCATACACAACAGTTACATTTGAAAAAATAGGATAGTTATGAATACTGAATACATGGGACTAGATGGATTTATCTGGTTCACTGGCGTTGTTGAAGATAGGAACGATCCAGATAAATTAGGGAGAGTTCGTGTAAGATGCTTAGGATATCACACAGAAAATAAAGAATTAATACCCACAGAAGATTTGCCATGGGCTCATGTCATGCATCCTGTTACCGATCCGTCTATGCAAGGTATGGGAAAGACTCCATCATTTTTAGTTGAGGGTGCATGGGTTGTTGGATTCTTCATGGACGCAAGGCAAAAACAGCAGCCTATGATTATGGGAACACTTCCAGGCGTTCCAGAATCTATATCAGATAAGTTAAAAGGTTTCAATGATCCTAATGGAGTGTATCCTCAAAATCCAAGCACTTTATCTGGGCATGACTTAGGAGAGAGTGATACAAATCGCCTTGCAAGAAATGATACTGGAAAAGAGCATAAAGTTTTAGAAACAAAAGATGAGGAATTTAGTGAAGCAACTGCACCTAAAGGAAGAACAAAAAGTGTAACGACTTCAATTGGTGATGAGTGGGGTGAGCTTGCAACAAGTGAATTAACGCTTAAATTATCATCAAGATACAAATCTGTTTATCCAAAGAATCATGTCTATGAAACTGAAAGTGGGCATATCAAAGAATTTGATGATACAGAAAATAGTGAAAGAATCCATGAGTATCATACCTCTGGAACATTCTATGAGGTTGATGCAGACGGAACAAAGTCCATTCGTGTAGTTGGTGATAAGTTTGAAGTTGTTGTTGGAACTGAATATGTTAATGTTAAAGGCTCAGTTAATCTTACAGTTGAGGGTGATATCAATACCTATGTGCAAGGTAATATGACTACGATTGTTGATGGTAATAAAACAGAAGTTGTGCGAGGTGACTTAAAGCAAGAAGTGCATGGAACAGTAGATGAGGTTTACGGCTCAACGCAAAGAACAGATGTTACAGGTAAAGTTACTGAAGTTTATGGTGCAGATTTATCAACAGAAATCACAGGCAGATATGATTTAGATTTAACTGGTGAATATGATTTAGAAGCTTCAACAGTTCATCTTAATAAATCTCAAGAAAGAGATGTTCAAAATCCTACGACTATTATATCAGATCCAACATCAGAAGTTCAAGATGCTTATCCAGCATCAGATATACCACAAGGATTTGCAAACAATTATGTTGCAGCTGATGATTTGCGTAAGCAACAAGACGAGCAAAAAGAGGACAATGATGTCTTTACTGATAGTCCAGTTGAAAGTGAAAGATATCTTGGCTCATGGAATGACTATGATGGAAACTTCCAATTAGATAATCCAAGAAATTTAACTTACATTAGCCAAAATAATTCTGATGTTGCATTTTTACGACAAAAGACAGTTGACAATGGTAAAACTTGGAATGGTGACCCTTTTGGGTTTAAGAGTGAATCAAAACTTGCATTGTATTCATCTCATTTAGATGGTGCGTTTGTAGAGAGTGAATATACATCAACTCTTTGGGATTGGAATACTGATGTAGATAAAAGAATACGCTCAGAGTTAGGTCAATTAATAGACAAGCTTGCAGTTTCTTGGAGAGATGCGTATCCAGATTTACCAAGAATAATTGTCACAAGTGGATTTAGAGGTATTCGTAGAAATGCAGCTGTTAAAGGTTCTTTTCCACACAGAACTGGAAAAGCGTGTGATATCTTTGTAGGAAAGCTTACAACAAAGCAAAGGCAAGACTTTTTACAGCTTTGTATTGATACTGGATTTACTGGCATTGGAACATATTTTCAAAATCCAAACAAAGGTAGATTCCATCTTGATATTTTACTTCAAAGAGAATGGAGGCAAGGTGGTGGTGAGCAGTACACTTACTTTAGAAATATCTTTAACACAGCAGGGTATAGTGTTCCAGCATACACAGAAGTAAACACTTCATATGGTTAGTAACTCGTATAAATAATATAACAATAATAACAATAGGAGTTATAAGTGTCTGCGTATATTGATGCACAATCAAATAACAATAGTGACAGAAATTCAAGACAGTACACCGACCTTGATTTGTTCTTTGGTAAAAAAAGTTCTGATAGTGACATTAGTAAAGTTACAGATGTCCAAGCAGTCAAGCGTTCCATTCGTAACTTAGTTCTTCTTAATCATTATGAGAAACCTTTTCACCCAGAGATTGGCTCTGGTGTAAGAGATATGTTATTTGAACTAATGACACCAACAACTGCTGTTATACTCACTAGAAAAATTGAAGATGTAATTAATAACTTTGAGCCTAGAGCAAGACTGGTTGCAGTCAGAGCATTTCCAGACTTAGATAATAACGCATACAATGTGAGTATAGAGTTTTATGTTTTAAATACTCCCACAGAACTTGTAGATTTAACAATCTTGTTAGAAAGATTACGATAATGGCAGACACTAAATTAAGAGTAACAGAATTAGACTTTGATGATATCAAAGCAAACCTAAAAAATTTTTTAAAAGCACAGACAGAATTTAAAGACTATGACTTTGAGGGTTCTGGTATGTCAATACTACTAGACACTCTTGCGTACAATACACACTATCTTGGTTTTAATGCAAACATGCTAGCAAATGAAATGTTTCTTGATAGTGCATCACTCAGATCAAGTATCGTATCACACGCAAAGACACTTGGATACGAAGTGAGTTCTTGTAGAGCTTCAAAAGCAACTGTAAATATTGAACTTGCTACTGGAGATACAACTAAAACAATGCCAGCTGGCACTGCGTTTAATACAACAGTAGATGGAACATCATATCAATTTGTTACTGCATCAGATGTTACAAAATCAAATTCTGGTAATAAAGTTATTTTTGACAGCACAGAAATATATGAGGGAACTTATGTAACGACAAAGTACACAGTTGATTCATCTAATGTAGAGCAAAGATTTTTACTTAGAGATAATCGTGCAGACACTACAACTTTAACTGTTAAGGTGCAAAACTCTGCCTCTGATTCTACTACGACAACTTACACTAGAGCAACTGATATATCACAGCTTAATGCATCAAGCACAGTCTATTATTTACAAGAAGTTGAAAATGGAAAGTTTGAAGTTTATTTTGGTGATGGTGTTGTAAGTAAAGCACTTACTGATGATAATATTGTGGTATTATCATATGTTGTAACAAATAAATCTTTAGCAAATGGTGCAAATACATTTTCAAACTCTGGAGCTATAGATGGTGTAACAGGCGTTACCACATCAACTGTTACAGCTGCATTTGGTGGTTCAGAGCCAGAATCACTAACTTCAATCAAACTTAACGCACCACTTGATTACGCATCTCAAGGCCGTGCAGTTACAACAGAAGATTACAAAGTTTATATAAAGAAACTTTTTGCAAACACTCAAGCTGTTTCAGTATGGGGTGGAGAAGATGGAAGTTATGACACTAGTACAGGCGTAAGTGATACACCAGAATATGGTAAAGTTTTTATATCAGTTAAGTCTACAACAGGATTAAATTTATCAGATGCACAGAAAACTCAACTAGTTACAGACTTAAAAAAATTTAAAGTATCATCTGTTACACCAGTTATTGTTGATGCAGAAACTACATTTTTAATTTTAAATGTTTCATTTGCATATGACTCAAATTCTACCACACAAACAAAAGGTGGATTAGAGTCTTTGATTAGTGATACAATATCTGCATATAACGATACAGATTTAAAAAACTTTGACAACCCATTTAGGCACTCAAAACTTACTGGACAGATTGATGATACTGATACTGCAATATTAAACAATACTGTAACAGTTACACTTGGTAAATTTATTACACCTACTTTATCAACTAAGCAATCTTTCATTGTAAACTTTGCAAACGCACTTTTTAATCCACACTCAGGACACAATGCAGCTGCTGGTGGTATTATTGCATCAACAGGATTTTTTCTTGGTGGAGCGACTGAGTATTTCTTTGATGATGATGGTGCAGGCAACCTTAGAATTTATTCTGTGGTTGCTGGTGCAAGAGTTTATTTTGATTCAGCTGCAGGCACAATTGATTACACAAAAGGAACTGTTACAATCAATCCACTTACAATTACTGCAATATCAAATGTTGATGATGAAACATCAGTATCAATAAGAATTACTGCGATACCAAATTCAAATGATGTTGTTCCAGTTCGTAATCAAATACTAGAAATAGATTTAACAAATACAACTATTGTTGGCTCAGTTGACCAAACAACAACAACTGGAACAGGATATACAACAACAGTTACAAGTGGTGGAACAGTAACAACTACAACTGTATCAACACCATCTTCAACTCCAACATCATCAAGTTACTAATATGTGGATACGAAATAATTCTAAGCATTATAACTGGAAAGTATTATGACAGTAGTTGCTGTTGATTATGCTGCAAATTTTCTTTGGAGCACAGGAAGTGAAGCTCCAGAATCTGGAACTGATCCTATGATTCCTGTAACTAATCTCAGCACTGTTTCAAGAAAATTTACTACTGACCAAATAACAAATATTTTAAGTGGTGATAGATTTAGTCAAAGATATGAACCAAGTGCATATCAGAATTTACTAGATACTGATAGTTTTGTGGATACTGTTCAAATATTTCCAGAGGTTGAATTTACATACACACTTTGGATGTATCAAGTTGATCCAACAACTATACCACTTGGTGGTGATTTTAATGTAGGTCAGCACATATTTTATTTAATGCTAGACCCTTTAATTAAAGGAAAAAATATTACAGTAACAAATAGTATCTATGTAGATGAAAGAGTAATTCCACCATTTCCATCAGCAACCGATCCATTAGTTTATTTTAATGGTACTTCTGGAATTGAACCTTACAACAGTTTTGCATTTAAAGATGATTGGACTGTTGACGACTTTATTTTAGACACATCATATACTTCATCACAAGGTGATAATAGAATTTATCCTTTTTGGATGTTTAGAAATGACCCTAGAAAAGATGGTACTTTTGAACAAATTATAGATGCAGACAGACTTCCTAGAGGAAGAAGTAGTAGAACTTTTCAAAATTTAGGAGATTATGTAAGTTATTTTAATGGATATGATAGAACTGGTGATGCTGACTTTGTTTCTAAAAATACTCAATACAATAGTATTATTGATAATGCATTAAATGTAACTGGTGATGTTATTTTCTCAGCAAAAGCAACTATATCTGGATATTATACACATGATGAATTATTTTCTGATGTAACTGCAAAATATGTTCCTGTTGGAGAATCTGATTTATCTACACCAAACATATCTTTGGGTGGTAATCAAGTTAATTACAGTGGTGTATTATCTGGAATACCACAAGGACAAGAGGTATATGAAATAAAACCAGATGCTACTCAACAAGTTCTTCTTCCAATTAGAATACAAGCTAGACAGCATTGGCCAGAGTTTCAAAGAGCATTTGAGTTAGGCGGTAGTGATTATAGATACAGTGTGGGTTTAACAGGCGCTACTCCTTATCGCACAGATAAATTATTTACTAGTCTACAAGACTATGAAAAAAATGGAATTGGTACTGTAACTGGTTTTACTAGTGGGCAAGTAGGATATCTTACAAACACACAAGACTATTCAAAGACAGGAACATTTATAAGTGATTACTTTAACTCGTCTGATTATAAAGATGGTATAAGAACTAGTAGTTTACAGCAAACAACTACAGAAACAGAGGAGAGTGAAGATGCCGGCGGTTACTAGGATTGGAGATTTAGGAACTGGGCATGGGTGTTTTCCACCTAGAGTCAACACTAGTGGAAGCACAACTGTATTTGCAAATAATATTGGAGTTCATAGAGCAACAGACACTTGGGGAGTTCATGTTTGTATAAATGATGGAACAAGTCACTCATCAACTCTTGAGTCTGGCTCATCAACTGTATTTGCAAATAATTTACAATTAGGAAGAATAGGAGATCCAGTTGCGTGTGGTAGTAAAGTTGCACAAGGCTCTGGTAATGTATTTTCTGGTTAATAAGATATGAGTAAAAACGATTCTAAATTAGTTACAAAAGTTTCACCTTTAATAGAAGGCCAAGTTCCTGATTTTGTTCAATCAGACCACCCTGTTTTTGTTCGTTTTCTTAAGCACTATTATCAATACCTTGAAGCTGGAAGAATAACTTTAGATACTCCAGACATAGATTATATCATACAAGAAACTACAACAACAAATTATATTTTAAATGCAGATGGTGACAGAGTTGTTACTGAATCTGGTGCAGGCTCTACTTCAAACTTTGTTGAAAATGAAACTGTTACTGGTGCAACATCTGGTGCAACTGCAACAGTATTACTACAAGATTTAAGAAACAATTATCTTTACATTAGCTCTCAGCAAAAATTTATTACTGGTGAAACAATTACTGGTGCAACATCTGGTGCAACTGGAGCAATAAAGCAGTATCGTGCAAATCCAGTTCAAAACATTCAGCAGTTATTAGAATACGCAAACACAGATAATACAATCTATGATTTCTTAGATGAGTTCCGTAACTCATTTATGAACGCAATACCAAACACTCTTGCATCAGGAGTATCAAAGAGGAATCTCATAAAAAGTATTAAAGACCTCTATGCAGCTAAAGGAACATCAGAGGGTCATAAACTGTTTATGAGATTGTTCGTAGGAGAGCAGCCAGAAATATTTTATCCAACGGAAAATGTTTTAAGAACTTCAGATGGTAATTGGGGAAGAACAACAACTATGCGTGTCACTCCTAATACATCAGGAGTATCTGGCGCTGAAGTTATTGATGCAGTTATTACTGGTGCAACATCTGGTGCAACTGCAACTGTTGTTTCCTCTTTATCGTTTCAACAAGGAACTGAATCAATAACAGAATTTACAATTGAAAATGTATCAGGAACATTTTCTAAAGGTGAAATTGTAAGTGGTTTATCCTCTACTAGAGATTTAAATGTTAAGTTTACAATTTCATCAATTATTTCATCTGCAAGTGTTGGTAATGATGGTATTCTTCATAGTGTGAATGAGCCAACAGTTGTTGAAAGTTTAGGAAATGGATTTGGTGATGTTCTTGTAAGTGAAATTCATAGTGGCTCAGTAAGTGAAGTTAAAGTTGATGACGCTGGAACAAGTTATGAGGTTGGTGATACTTTAACATTTACTGAATCCACATCAGATAATTTAGTTGAGTCTGCATCTGGTTTTGTCAGTATGGTTGGTGGTGGTATTCAATTAGAATCAGGAACACTTGATGATCCTACATTTACATCTGATAGTATAATTTTAGAAAGTGGAACTCAAACACATTTAGAATCATTTAATATTCAATTAGAAAATATATTAGATGATAATTTTATTGGTGATGGAACAACAACAGTATTTACTTTAACAAATTTAAATACAACAACAGATACAATAATTGTTACCATTGATGATGTTAATTTTCCAGAAACAGATGATACTTTAACTTCACCAACTAATTGGACTGCAAGTGGAACAACTTTAACATTTACCACTGCACCAGCAGATGGTGCAAAAATATATGTTCGTGGTAATGTTCTTAATAATTTAATTTTAGATGGAACAGATGGACTTGGTGCAAATGCAAATCACCAAATTCTTACTGATACTGTTTTTGAAGCAGAGGATACTCACACAACAGAAACAGATCAAATTGTTTTAGAGTCTGACACATTTAGCACAGCAGAGGCTGGTGCTATACAAAAAGTTCATGTTGCAAATGGTGGTGATGGATATACAAAATTACCAACAGTCACTATTACAACTACATCTGGAACTGGTGCATCAGTTCTCGCAACAACGAGTGATATTGGTGGGATAAAATCTTTAAAAGTAAGTGATTCTGGTTTTAATTTTACTAATAATGCACCCACAGTTGTGCCTAGAGCTCACTTTGTTCTTAAAGATGTATCTGGAACTTTTACAAATGGAAATACTCTTACATCTCATGTGGGAACAGTTAAAAGTTTTGATTCAAATACAAATGTTCTTGATACAGAATTTGAAAATGTAATTCGTGTTGAGCAAGAATCAACTGCAACTTTTAATGAGGGTATAGATTTAGAGGTTGGAACAAATACTGGTGATATTGCTGGTGGTATTTTATTAGAGGACACACAAGACTTTGATGATGGTGAAGATGTTTTATTAGATGGAACATCAATTACAACACCATCCACAAGAACAATTACTAAAAAAGTTACTGTTGTTAGAAATGCATCAGACACTGCTAACATTTTTGCAATTGATAGTGTTCCACAACCAACACTTAGATTAACAGAGGGTAACACTTATTACTTTGACTTATCAGATAGTTCGTTGTACAACGCAGTATCATCTAAAAATCATCAACTTAAATTTTCAATAACACCAAACGGAACACATGGTGGTGGATCTGAATATACTGATGGTGTTACAACTTCTGCATCTTATATTGATATTGGAACAACAGGTGCATATATTCAAATAGTTGTTGCATCTGGAGCTCCAGACTTATATTATTATTGTGTAAATCACTCTGGTATGGGTGGACTTGCATATACACCAGATCCACAAACCACCATAGAAGATGAGAGTGAAAATGTTTTATTAGATGCAAGTCAAACTGCTATTCGTGGACTTTTATTAGAGGACGGAACTGATACAGGACTTGGTTTCTTAATGCAAGAAAGTCTTGCAGTCACAAGAGAATCAAGAATAGGATTTAATCAAACTGCATCTGGTGGTGTTGACCAAAATGATAATATTTTATTAGAAGTTGGTTCTAATGATGGACAAGATTCCATTTTAGTCATGGAGGAAAATGAACCAAGAGTTACACTTACTGGTTTTTCTGATACTGGTGATAGATTTATTTTAGAAGTTAGTGATTCAAGTTTTATTGCACCAGAGTCAGGAGTAGGTGTAATTAAATTAGATAGGTATCAAGAAAATTTATCAGGGCAATTTTTACTCCTTGATGGAATTGATTCTGACGGAACAGCAGCTGGTGAAGTTGTTGCAATAGAAGAAGCTGGAAACAGATTAATTTTAAATGGAACTGATTCAGACTCTACTGATGCAAATAGTAATTTACTAGGAGAAGATGAAACTGGAACTGGAGATATACTTCTTGATGGAACTGATAGTTCATCAAGTGATGCTGGTGACAATATTATTAATGAAGATGCAATAGATTTTAGTAAAGATAATGTTGTTATAACTGACAACACTGGTGCAACAGGAACAATCATCAAAGCAGACATTGCAACTGCATCAAGTCAAATAGGACAAACATCAACTTCTGAGGGTTCTTATAGTGGTATAAAAAGTTTAATAGGTGAAGATTTAATTCGTGTTCAAGACTCTTATTACTATCAAGATTATTCATATGAGGTTCAAGTTGGTGAAGCATTTGGAACTTATGTAAATGAACTCAAGAAAGCAGTTCACCCAGCTGGATTTAGACCATTTGGTAAAGTGTCAATTGCATCTGCAATATCAGTTGCAGTAACAAATGCTGGTGCCACATTATCAGGATTTACTGGTGATGATAGATTCTCACCAATACTTGCATCTACATTTGAAACTATATTTGACCAAGTTATTAAAAGTAGACTAGAAGTTGCACCAGATGGTGATAGAGGTGATAGAGATGATACGATTATTCTTGATGGAACAGATATTTCATCAAGTAATGCTGGAGACAATATTTTATTTGAGGGTAATCCAGAAAGAGATACCAATGATGATGGTGGTGGTAGGCTCATGGCAGAAACTTCTCATGCACCGAGTGGTAAAGCAGAGAGAGTTTTAGTTAAAAGAACAAAGGTAGATATATCTACAAGGCCTACAGTTAGAGCTGCAAGAAATCTTTTACTACAACTTGCACAAAATCCTTTTGGAAGTGGGCAATCTGCACTACAATTAGAAAACTCAACTGAGGGTTCTTTTGAGTCTGGTAACTTAGTCATAGATGGAACACTTCCATTTAATGACCCTAATGTTCCAATATTACTTGAGGGTGATGAGGATAGAGACCATGTTGTATTAAATGCAACAGATGGATCTGGTACAGATGATGGCGGTAATATTTTAATGGAAGATGGTAGTAGAATATTACAAGAGGATTCTACTTTTGTAACAAGAGGCTTAAAAGATAGAATACTATTAGAGCAAGGTGGTGATGATTCTGTTCTCATGGCTGAATCAGATACATGGGCATTTCCAGTTGGGTATTATATAAATGAGCATGAAAAAATATTATTAGAAGATGACCATGATGACACTTCAGTTAAACTCAGTGATGTAAATAGTTTAACTTTTAACGATATTCTTAATAAGAGTAAAATTATTATTAATGATAATCTTAGTAAATCAGTAGAGCAAAATAATGCAAATGCAATTGAAAATACTGGAGTTCTTCTTGAGGATTTTGGACAACTTATTTTAGATGGAACAGACAGTACATCATCAAATGCTGGTAATCATTTGTTGCAAGAAACTACAAAAAGAAATAGGTTTACTTTAGAACTATCTGGAAGTTTAATTGAAGAAGAATATTCTTCTAATTCAGTTGTTGAAAGAATACTTTTAGAGGGTGAAAACAGTTCACTTCTTAATTTAGAATCACAAGAAGATCTTACAGATGATTCTGGTATTAAACTAGAAATACAAGGAACAAGTGGTGATGATGTAATTATATTAAACGGAACGGGTATTGATGATCCAATTCCTAATGCAGGCGATAAAGTGTTACTAGAAGATTCATTACGAAATGATACTGCATCAGAATTATTACTTGAGTCAACAAATTTAATTATTTCAGAAGGACAGATACCTATTGAGAATTGGACACTAAATAGTAGTGTAAATCCAGTAGGGGCTCAACCAATAGTTCAAGCATCAGAAATTGTTGTGAGGACAACTGGTGATATTGCGTTAGAGGACGAAACTATAAACAATATAGATGGTGTAACTTCTCATGGTTATTTAGTATTAAACGGAACAGACAGCACATCATCAAATGCTGGAGATAATTTTGATTTAGAGGGTGCAACAGGAATAACAGTATAAATTATTGTATAAATAAACTAAAGGGTTTTAAACTATGTCGGCAATTATAACAGAAAAATTTAGGCAACACAACGCAGATCAATTCTTTGAATCTTTCACAGAAGCATCTGCATCAACATATTATCTTTTCATAGGAAAAGCAACTGCATTTACAACTGCAACTACAACTGGTAGTGACAGTTCTCCACCAACTCCTGCTGATGCAGTAGGAGAAACAGAATTTTATGCATGGGATTCTATGTTAGCTGCAAAAAAAATCGCATCAACAGATATTACCTATGCATTACCAAGAAGAAATTGGGTAAACGGAACAATTTATGACATGTATGAGCATAACATAAGTTCTTCAAACACCTCATCTTCTGGTGCATCAAATTTATATGATTCAACATTTTTCTTTATGACTTCTGACCATAGAGTTTACAAAGTTTTAGATAATAATGGTGGAGCTGCATTTTCTGGTGCTGAACCGACATCAGAATCAACCTCACCATTTGCTTCAGGTGGTTATGTTCTTAAATATATGTATTCCATAACTGCATCTGAAGCTGCAAAATATTTAACCACTGATTATATGCCTGTTTCTAATGATACAACTGTAGCTGCAGCTGCAACAGATGGTAAAATAGAATCATTAGTTGTAACTGCTGGCTCTGGATATACAGACGGAACATACTATGCAGCTGTGTTTGGTGATGGAACAAGTCAAGGAACATCATCTGGTGCAATAGTTAGAATTACTGTTTCAAGTGGTGCAATTGCATCTTTTGGATTGACTGCTGGAACAGATACAACAATTCACGCTGGTGGAGCTGGATATACTTTTGGAACAGTCAATCTTGGTGATGATTTTATTTTTTCTGATGCTTCTTTGTCAACATCATCTACTTTAGGTAGTGGAACTGGTGGTGCAATTAATGTCGTCATCAGTCCAAAGGGTGGGCATGGTAATGATGCGATTGGGGAGTTAGGTGGACACTTTGTAATGAGTGCAGTAACACTTACACAAGCAGAGGGTGACGATGTAACGACTCAAAATGATTTCAGGCAAGTAGGACTTGTGGTAGACCCAACAACATATGGAACTTCTACCATTGCATCTTCTACAACTGCAAGACAAACCTTTGTTGTTAAACTTGATACCAACAGTGGAACATTTGAGGCAGACGAACAAATTACTCAAGCAACTACAGGAGCAGTAGGTAAAGTGGTAGAGTGGGATAGCACACTCAAACTTTTATATTTTCAACAAGAGAGATTTTCTGGATTTGGAACTAGTGCTACAAATAGTGGACTGACTGTATTTAGTGGAGCAAACCAAATAACTGGTGGAACATCTGGTGCAACTGGAACAACATCAGGAACAACAGAGACAGTAACACTTGCAAATAATAACACATTAACCTTAACATCAGGATATGCAAATCCAGAGTTACAACCAGATAGTGGAAACATTGTCTACTTAGAAAATAGAAAACCAATTCAACGAGATTCGGATCAAACCGAAGATATTAAATTAATTATAGAGTTTTAAATATGCCACAAATTACCGATTTAAATGTAGTACCTTATTATGACGATTTTGACCAAGACGATTTATTTCATCGTATTCTTTTTAGGCCTGGATATGCAGTTCAGGCAAGAGAATTAACACAACTTCAATCCATACTTCAAAATCAAGTTGAAAGACATGGTAATCATATGTTTAAAGAGGGTGCAATGGTCATACCTGGCCAAGTATCCTACTCTGATAGATTTGATACATTACAATTAGAGTCAACATTTGCTGGTGAAACAATTAAACCAGAATCATTTTATAATGCAACTACACCAGTAATAATTACAGGCGTAACTTCTGGTGTTAAAGCAAAGGTAATTGGATTTCAAGCTGCAACTACTACAACACAACCAATTTTATACATCTATTATATACAGACTGGAACAGATTTAACTTCTGGAGTCTTTTCAAATAGTGAAAATATTACTGCTGATGCAAGTGTAACACACACAACGACATATGGTTCTGGTGTTGCATCTGGAACAACTTTTTCATCTAACGCATCACAGACTGGTTCATCAGTAAAAGTAGACAAAGGAATTTATTTTATACGAGGGCAGTTTGTACAATGTGCAGAGCAAACTTTACCATTGAGTGTTAATTCAACAACAGAAACTGCAAGAATTGGTTTTACAGTTACAGAGGAACTTATTACACCAGAGATAGATGCAACTCTTACAGACAATGCAACTGGCTCATCAAACTATGCAGCTAAAGGAGCTCATAGATTAAAAGTATCATTAACACTTTCAAAGTTAGACTTTGACTCTACCGCTGATACAAATTTTATAGAGTTAATGAGAATAGATAACGGAGTTATAGTTTCTCATGTTCAAGCAACTGAATATTCAGTTTTAGGTGATACTCTTGCAAGAAGAACATTTGATGAATCTGGAGATTATACAGTAGTTCCTTTTATTTTTGATGCAAAAGAAAGTGTTGACACAACAGTTAAGGGGCAAGATTTTACTGGAACTTATACTGCTGGTGCAACAACTAATGATGGTAATACTGCGTCAGAATCTTTATTTACACTTTCAGTATCGCCAGGAAAAGCATATGTAAAAGGTTACGAAGTTGAGCAAATTGCAACAAAACTCATAGACATAGATAAAGCAAGAGATTTTCAAACAATTAATGCTGGTGTTACAAACTTAGAAGTTGGTAATACACTTAGACTTACAAATGTATTTGGTACTCCAGATATATCTAATATTTCAGGTGAAACAACACCCTATAGTCAAATAGGCTTATTTACAGAAAGAACAACAACTAGAGGTTCTAGTGCTGGTAGGCAAATTGGTGTCACACGAGCTCGTTTCATGGAATTTGAGCAAGGACAAACTCCAGGCGCAACAAGTTCAAATACAGAATCAGTTTATAAGTTGTCAGTATTTGATACTCAAATGTTTACGACATTAACAATGTCTGGAACTCCAAGTGCAACTTTACTTGCAAATCATTCTAATGGTGGTGTTCAAGTTACAGGCAACACTTCTGGTGCGACAGGATTTGTATTCCCAACTGGAACATCTGGAGATAAAGTTATATTAACTCAAGTTGTAGGTAAATTTTCAGCTGGAGAAAAAATCAAAGCATCAGATTCATCTGAAACAGATTTAATTGTAGAAGATGCTACTGATACAGATTTAACAATTGTTTCCATAGAAACAAATCAATTAAGAGAAGCAAGACAAATACAAGGTGGTTCAACTACTACAAACTTTTCAGCTGACATTCTTTTAGAAAGAACAGATGATGATGCAGTGTTTAGAGGTGGTGGATTTAATAATGATGCTGACCCAGTTGATCGTATAGTTTTTGAAACAGGTAATACAGATGCTCAAGGTTTTGCAGTTGGACTAGAAGTTCAAGAAGAAGCTAAAGTAAGAGATTCAGAAAAATCTATTGCAGTATTCAAATTACCTAAAGAACCAATTAAGACACTTAAAACAGAATCAAACAGTGGTGCAAGTGATACATCATTTAATGCAAGAACACAATTTGTCGCAACATCAAACGCATCTGGTGTTGTAACTTTAAGTGCTGGAACAAATGAAACATTTGTTACTTTTGCAGAAAAAGATTACCTTGTTTCAATTATTACAGCTGGAACTGGTAGTGGTGCAGCTGGTGATATAGTTTCTGCAAGTGGTAATACTTCTGGAACTGGAACACAAACACTTACAATTACAGATAATACTGTATTTGGATCTGGTGCAAAAGTTAAAGTTTTAGCAACACTTACAAAATCTGCACAGCAACCAAAGATTAAAACTACTCAATTGATGAAGCAATTGAAAGTTACTACTGGTGCTACAGATGCATTTGGAACAAGGCCAGCAGATAAAACTATTTCTTTTGGCCGTGCAGATGTATTCAGACTCAATGCAGTATTTGATTCAGAGGATACTTCTACAGACGCAACTGCACCAACACTTACTATATCTTCTGCAACTGGTGTATTTGAAAGAGGTGAAAGAATTACTGGTGGAACATCTGGTGCTAAAGGTAGATTAATCACAACTGCAAGTCCATTGCAATATGTTTTAATTGGTGGATTTGGTGCGACTGATTTCATTGCTGGTGAAACAATTACTGGTGTTCACTCAGGTGCAACTGCAACAATTGATACTGGTGGTGTTACTGCTGGTAGTAAAGTGATTACAAGTAACTTTACATTAGACAATGGACAAAGAGATACTTATTACGATATTTCAAGATTAGTTAGAAAACCTGGCGTTGCAGCTCCAAGAGGTAGACTGTTAATTGTTTATGACTTTTTTGAGCATGGTGCTGGAGACTTTTTCTCTGTTGATTCTTATTCCTCTGTTTCTGGGCAAATGAATTATGCAGATATACCAGACTATAGTGCGACAAAAATTGACCCAGACGATCCAGAGCCATCAGGTTCATTTGAACTTAGAAATAGTGTAGACTTTAGGCCTACTGTTTCAAATGTAACTGGTGCGTCAACTGTAATTACAGCAGTTGATGAAATCACAGGAAATTCATTTAATCACACAAATAGAACATTTGATTCAACTGGTGCAGTTGTCGTTGATACACCACAGCCTGGTGCTGCAATGACAAATGATTTTGAATTTTTTCTTAATAAATTTGCATCAGTATTTTTACTACCAGATGGTGAATTTAAAGTAGTAGAGGGTGTATCTGCTGAAGATCCAACAGAGCCAAAAGATATAGACAATGCAATGAAACTTGCAACTATTTACATTCCAGCATTTACAGAAGTTGCAAATGGAATGAAAATACAAAGGTATAAAACACAAAGATTTACCATGAGAGATATTGGTAGATTACAAGAAAGAATAGAAAATTTAGAATTTTATACTGCACTTAATTTATTAGAAAGAGATGCAGAATCATTCCAGATTCAAGATGCAAATGGATTAGACAGATTTAAATCTGGTTTCATTGTAGATAATTTTTCTGGGCATAAAGTTGGTGATACTTTAAATAAGGATTATAAAATTGCAATTGATATGGAGGAGAATGAAGCTCGTCCAATTTGTGTAATGAGAAATTCTTCACTTACTGAGCTTGCAACTACAGACACTGCAAGAGCATCTGCTGGTTATCAAAAAACTGGTGATTTATTGACTTTACCTTACACGCATGAGGAATTAATTAAACAGCCGTATGCAACAAGAGTTGAAAATGTTCAAACTTATTTGATACAAGAATGGGTTGGTAAAATAACACTATCACCAAGTGGTGATGAATGGTTTGAAACCGAAGAAGCACCAGCACTTATAATTAATCGTGAGGGTAACTTTGACAGCGTTAAAAATGCACTAAAAAACTCTGGAGCTTTAGGAACAGTTTGGAACAATTGGGAAACACAATGGTCTGGTGTTGTTAGCACAAAAACTGAAAGAACAAGTGTAAGAACTACAACAACTGGTCGTTGGGGTCAACAAGTTCCAAGTGTGCGATCAGGCACTAGAACGACTACAACATCAAGAACAGATTTAAAAAGAACTGGTGTAAGAACATCAGTTGTTGAACATGTTGAGCATGAATCTCAAGGTAAAAGAATTATATCAAGAGCATTAATTCCATTTGTTCGCCCAAGAACTATTACTATAACTGGTGAATGTTTTAGGCCAGGAACTAGACTTTATGCATACTTTGATAGAACAGCTGTTAGTCAGTTCATTACTCCATCTTCATCAGAATTTTCTGATAGTAATAATCCAGTTGAGGGTAGTGCATTAGTTACAAATGGTGCTGGTAAAGTAGAGTTTACATTTAGAATACCAGAATATAGATTTGCAGGGCAACAAGCTGTGCCTAAATTTAAATCAGGTGATGTAGAATTTAGATTAACATCAAGCTCAACTGACGATAGGTCAACACTACCTTTAACAGCCGGACAAGAAATATATACTGCAAAGGGTGTAATAGAAACTGAGCAAGAAACAATTATCTCAACTAGAAATGCGAGAGTTGTTCAAACATCAGTAAACCAAACAACAAGTAAATTTACATCAACAAGTACAATTAGAGAAAATAGGCCTGCATCAATTTGTTTTATTGCTGGAACAAAAGTGTTACTTGAAAATGGTGATTATAAAGATATTGAACATATTGTTGTTGGTGATAGAGTTTTAAATTCAAAAGGTTCTTATAATACAGTAATACATTTACAGCATGCAATTGCTGATGGAAGAAAATTAGTATCTATTAATGATGGTGAATTTTTCTTTACAGAAGACCACCCTATAATGACAAACAATGGGTGGAAAGTTGTTAATCCAGAAATGGCAAATGATAAGCCATGGTATAAAGAACTTAATACAACGGAGTTTAAACTTGGTGATGAAATTGTAACTCACGATGGTAATTCTGTGGTTGTTAATTCTATTCAAACAAAAGATGTTGATAGTGATACACCAGTTTACAATTTTTCTCTTGATGGGGATAAAACATATTATGCAAATGGTTGGCTAGTTCATAATAGATGCTTTAGAGGTGAAACAAAAGTTTTACTAGAGGGTGGAATTGAAAAGAATATTGAGGATGTAGAAATAGGTGATAAACTTGTTGGACAAGATGGAATGATTAATGAAGTTTTACAATTCCATAGGCCACTTTTAGGTGATGACGATATTGCAATAGAAACTCCTTTAAGAATGGTAAGTTTAAATAATGGTGGATATGATGCATCTGAAGACCATATGTTTTTAACAACAGATGGGTGGAAAGCACCAAATGCTGAAAAGTCTAAAATTATTCATAAAGGTGTTTTAGATAGAAATAAAATAGAGTTAAAAACTTTAGAAATTGGTGATATGTTAATTGGTGAGGGAGATAAAACTATTGAAGTTACTTCCATAGAGTACCTAGAAGATAAAAGAGATTTACAATTATATAACTTTGTTTTAACTGGTAATCATACTTACATGGTTAAAATGAAAGAGCATGATGAATTTATTGTTGTACACAATAAAGGTGGTGATCCACTTGCACAAACATTTATCACATATAAAAGAGGTGGCTCTTTCTTAACAAAACTAGATTTATTTTTCTCTGAAAAAGATAACGATTTACCAGTTTGGGTAGAAGTAAGAAATGTTATCAATGGTTATCCAGGCCCTAAACTGTTACCATTTGGTAGAAAAGTTTTAGAGCCATCAGATGTTACTTTAGATCCAGACAATGGACTTGCTGTAACCACATTTACTTTTGATTCTCCAGTTTATATACAAGAGGGAACAGAATATTGTTTTGTTGTAATGTCAAATAGTTTAGATTACAAATTGTGGATTGCACAAATGGGTGAAAAAGATGTGTCTGGCTCTAATCGTTTAATATCAACACAACCACATTTAGGTTCATTGTTTAAATCACAGAATAATACAACTTGGGATGCAGTTCAATCTCAAGACATGAAGTTTACTTTACATGCAGCTAATTTCTCAACAACGCCTGGAACAGTCACATTACAAAATGATATTATTGGACAGGCAGTTACAAATGAAATTGGTTCAACTGTTTATGGTGCAAGATTACTTTCAAATCCAATTATTTTAACTAATAGTTCTGCTGTTGCAAAAGTAAAGCATAGAGATCATGGAATGTACAGCACATCTAATAATGTAACAATTACTGGTGTTACATCTGGAATATCAACAACATTAGATGGTGCAATAACTGATACTGCAACAACTTTAACTCTAACATCATCAACTAATTTTCCAAGTTCAGGAACAGTTCATATTAAAATTAGTAACGAAATAATGTCTGGAACAATATCTGGAACAACATTATCAAGTATTACCAGAGGGCAAGGTGGCTCAACAGCTGTTGCACACTCAGATGATGCAACAATTGAGTTATATATGATTAATAGTGTTCCACTTACAGAGATTAATAAAACTCATACTGCTATTGCAAACATACAGATGGATTCATATACAATTGCATTATCAACATCTGCATCAGTAACTGGTGCATCTACTGATACAGAAGTCGGTGGAATAAATGTTTATGCATCTGAAAATTATAGATATGAGCTTACTAAAACTGTTTTAAATACTATGGAAGTTGAGGATACTGTTATAACTGCAGCTATAAAAGGAACAACTGCAACAAGTCCATCTGGAACAGAAACTTCATTTACAAAAGAAACTACTAATACTTTTGTACCGATTGGTGAAAACTTTGAACATGATATAAGTAAAATGGTTGCATCAAATATTAATGAGGCAAATGAAATGAGTTCGGTTAAGTCGCTAGAAACTATACTTACACTTAATACTACAAACTCTAATGTTTCACCAGTAATTGATTTAGATAGAGCATCTACTGTTTTAGTTGCAAATAGATTAGATAACATAGATAGTTCATCAGATGTTTATCCTACCTCAGATTATGCTCCGTCTACCGAGCCTGATGGTGATAATAATTCTGCAATTTATATAACAAAATCAGTTCAGCTAGAAAATCCTGCTACTGCATTAAGAGTGTTTTTCTCTGCAAATAAAGTAAATACTTCGGAGATAAAAGTATTGTTCAAAATATTAAGAACTGATGATACATCTAGTCTTGATGAATTAGGATATACATTCTTTAATGATACTGGACTTGCAGACACAGTTCCACCAAATTCTTTAGGTAAGGATGATTTCCAAGAGTATTCATTCTCTGCTGGGATTAAAGATGATGGTATTGGTGATGCACTTGATGAGTTCATATCTTTTCAAATTAAGATTGTTATGCAAGGAACAGATGCAGCTAATCCACCAAGAATTAAAGATTTAAGAGCAATTGCATTGGCAACATAGTATGAGTGAATATTTAAAAGTTGAAGGTTATAGTAATTTAGTTAGAGATACAAAAACTAACGCAATTGTTAATACTGATAAAACTGCGTATCAGATGGCAAAAAGAAGAGCTGCTGATGCACAAAGACAAAGAGATGAAATAAGAAACGCATCAAGAGAGATAAATAACATTAAATGTGAAATGCACGAAATTAAATCAATGTTAAAAACTTTACTGGATAAAAACTAATGGCAATAACAGCATCAGAAATTACAACCTCAAGCACACTAGAACAGTTTAGATTACAATTTAATAATCTTGTTACTGATGTTGGTGGATTAGAATCTGGAACACAAACTTTTACTTCTACTGTTACAACAAGTAGTGATGTTGTAACATTAAATATTTTAGAAGATGGTAAAATTGTTTTTGAGGGTGCAACTGATGACGCATTTGAAACTACTCTAACAGTTGTAGATCCAACTGCTGATAGAACTATATCACTTCCAAATTCAACTGGAACAATAGTAGTCACATCTGATGGAACAGTTACTACAGATGTAGTAGGTGATACTACTCCACAATTAGGTGGTGATTTAGATATTAATGGAAATGATATTGTATCTACATCAGACGCAGACATAGATATTATTCCAAATGGAACTGGTAATGTTACATTACAAACAGATACAGTTCAGTTAGGAAGTAGTAACGAAGATGTTACTATTACAACAAATGGAACTGGTGATTTAACTCTTAATACAAATTCAGGAACAAACTCTGGTTCTATAGTTATACCTGATGGTGCAGATGGAAATATATCAATTACACCAAACGGAAATGGTGATGTATCATTAAGTGCAGACACAGTAATTGTTGGTGATAGTAATGCAAATGCAACAATCACAACAAATGGAACTGGTGATTTAACTCTTAATACAAATTCAGGAACAAACTCTAGCTCAATCACAATTACAGATGCAGCTAATGGTAATGTTGCAGTTGCGTTAGATGGAACTGGTGTTTTTCAAGTTGATGGTAGTAATGGTGTAGAGATTGAATCAGGTGTTATTAATGTTAAAAATAGTGGAGCTCAATCAGTTGTAAGATTTTATTGTGAGAGTGCAAATGCACATTACGCTGAAATACAAGCACCTGCTCACTCAGAATTTGATGGTAACAAAACAATAACACTACCAGCTGCAACTACAACATTAGTTGGAACAGATGTATCACAAACACTTACAAATAAAACATTAACAAGTCCTATAATTTCTTCAATATCAAATACAGGCACACTAACACTTCCAACTTCAACTGGCACAGTTGCATTGACAAGTGATATTGGAGATGAAGCAACTGCTCTTGCAATAGCATTAGGATAAGAATTATAAATAGAATTAAAAATAGGATAGGAGAAAAACATGGCTGATGACGCTACAGTAACAGTATCTGCAAGTGTCTTACCAGACGAGATACAAAAAATTATATCAGGCACATTATCAGTATCACCTGCTGATGCGAATGATAAGTGGTATTACAAATTAACAAGTGTATCAAACTCTAGCACAAATTTAATGGCTGGAGATTATATTGACTACACAGCAGTTGATGATGATACTGCAACAACAGCAATCGCAGCTGGTGATAAAGTAAATTTTTTACTTGTGCAAAATCAAAGTTCTACTGCAAGTGTTTACATTGTTGTTGATGGTGGAACTGCTGCAAGCACAACTGGAGATGCATTTTTAGTCGGCCCATCACAAACTTGGTATGGTAGATTACCAAATGCGACAGTTGATGATATTCATGCAATTTCGTCAACAGGAACAGTTAATTGTGTAGTTGCCGCTCTACTTGACGATGTAGGTTAAGGAGTAATTAAATGGCAAATACATTTAAAAATGAAGTCTTTGCTGGGGGAAACACAGCTGCAAATACAGACATTATCGTTTATACTTGCCCCTCCTCTACAACAACAGTTGTAATTGGATTATCCGTTGCAAATTTAACTGGAAGTCAAATTACTGTTGATGCAAAACTCAATGCTGGAACGACAGTACATCTTGTAAAAGATCTTCCTATCCCAACTGCGTCCAGTTTTGAATTTATGTCAGGTAATAAAGTTATCTTACAGGCAGGAGATAGTATAATCGTTCAGTCAGATACAGCAAATAGTGTTGACATAGTAATGGCTATAATGGAGATAACCTAATGCCTTATTTTGGAACATCTGCAAAAGATGATGGATTTTCTGGAACAGTAAAAGATACATTCAGTGGTGATGGTTCAACAGTTGAATTTACACTTTCTCAAACATCATCAACAAATGATGCTGAAGTTTTAGTAGGAAATGTACAACAAGAGCCTATTGTTGCTTATTCTATTAGTGGTGCAACTTTAACATTCACAGAAGCTCCACCTAGTGGAACAGATAACATCTATGTGTTACATCGTGGTAGACAAAAAGATACAGTCTTACCACCAGCAGATTTAGGTGATAAGAACTACAACATGGGTGGAACATTAGATGTTACTGGTAATTTAACAACTAGTGGTAACTTAAAAATTAATAATGGTGGAACAATTGGCTCTACTGGAACTACAGATGCAATGACAGTTTCTACTGGTGGTGGTGTTACATTTAAAAATGACCTTCAAAATCCAAGAATTAAAGTAGATGGAACTGCATCTGGAACTGGATTGTTCACACTTCAAGCTCCTGATAGCTCAACTGCAAGAACACTAACTTTACCTGATGCAACTGGTACAGCTTTTTTAACTGAAGAATTAACAGGCATGGTTGCACCATTTGCTGGTACATCTGCACCTAGTGGTTGGTTGTCTTGTGATGGGTCTGCTGTTAGTAGAACAACTTATGCTGATTTATTTTCTGCAATATCTACTACTTGGGGAGTTGGTGATGGAAGTGCTAATTTTAATGTTCCTGATTTGCGAGGTGCATTTTTAAGAGGTTCTGGAACTCAATCATATACTAATACATATGCTGGTGGTGATGTCGGTGATAAAACTGTAGATACTTTACGAGGGCATGGACATACAGTTAGAACAACTAATGCTGCTGGTAATACTATTGCAGATAATAGACCTCATATGTTGTGTAATAACAATTCTAATTACCCTGATAACTCGCCAGAGCCTTGTTTATTTGGTAAAGTTGATAAAGAAAATCCTGGCGGTGTAAATGAACCAAGAATATATATAGATGATGTTCAGGAATCTGATGATTATCCAGCACCTACTGTTGGTAATGAAACAGTTCCTTTCAATGCAACTTTACTTTATTGTATTAAAATATAGGAGATAATTATGAAATATAAAAGTTTCTATGACTTGAAAACTGGATATGAAGTTAAGGGATGGGAATCCCCAAAAGAGCCTGGAGTTTTTCACCAGCCTGCAAATTCTACAGATGTTAAACCACCTGATTATAATGCTGAAACGCAGAGTATAACCTTTAGAGATGGAGCATGGGCAGTATCTAATAATGTGATTAATAATTCTTCAAATCCAGAACCTGAAGTAACTTGGTACGAAAAAAGATGCGCTGAGTATGGTGGGTTTGAGCAACAAATTGAGTTCATAACTGAAAATGGTTTAGAAGCTTGGCGAGCTAAAGTTGCAGAAATAAAAGCAAAATATCCAAAGTCTTAACATGGATAAATTAAAAGACTACATCCATGTAATGGATGCTTTGACTCCTAATGTGTGCAATAATATCATAAAAGAATCTCAATATTCAAGAAAATGGGAACAGTCATGGACAGGCACTGGATCAAGTGATTATCGCACTTGCTCACAATTATCTTTACTTAATTCTAGGTATCACAGAATTTTAATCCACACCATTAAAGAATCTTATTTTGAATATGTAAAAAAATGTCAAAATTATGAGAATAGTTGTTCTCAGGTGGAAGCATTAGGTTTAATGAGATATGAAAAAGGACAAGAATATAAATTACATACTGATGTAGGTGAATTTAATAGACTTTTATCTGTATCTATTGTTTTAAATGAAGATTACGAGGGTGGAGAGCTAATCTTTTTTAGAGATGATTATACAAATGCAATTAAGTATGAGGAAAAAATAAATTTAAAAGCTGGACAAATTTGTATGTTTCCATCTAATCGGTTATATCCTCACAAAGTATTGCCTGTTACAAATGGAGTTAGGTATGCTGTTGTAACTTGGTTACATCATTCTAAAGACAAATGGTTTGATTAAATATTATGAAAGTAGATAATGGTTATTTGTGTATTAAAAACTTCATTGATAAAAAAAGAGCTAAATCTTTACACAATGAATTTTATGACTTTAGTAAAAAAAATAATTTAACAGGAGATCCACAGGCTGAAAACTCTTATTGTTATTACAACTATCTACCATTTTTAGAGTTACTATGTGAAAAAACAAATGAGGTTACAGAATTAATTGGAGAAACAGTTTTACCTACATACAATTATGCTAGAGTTTATTTAAAAAATTCTGTTTTAATACCACATAGAGACAGATTAGCTTGTGAAATATCTTTAACACTACATTTAGATGGAGATAAAAACTGGCCTTTTTATTTGTATGATAAAGAGGGAAACAAAAAATCAATTGATTTAGAAAGTGGCGATGCTGTTTTATATCTTGGAGCAGAAATAACACATGGTAGAGATTTATATAATGGAAACTATTATAGTCAAGCGTTTTTTCACTATGTTCTAAGTCGTGGAAAAAATCAAAAATATTACTTTGATAGTGGTAGAAAAGTTAAATAACATATTGTAGTTTATATTTAAGGTATTTTATAATACCTAAATACCTAAATAGATTAAAAGGAATAAAATATGCCATATATAGGAAAAGCTGCAGTATCAGGACTTCGTAAGAGATTTACTTTTCTTGCAACTGCTGGACAAACTTCAATAAGTGGCTCAGATGCAAATGGGCAAACTTTAACATTTGAAGATGGTAATCTTGTAGATGTATTTTTAAATGGTGTTAAATTAAAATCAGGTGAGGACTATAATACTTCAACTGCAAACACCATTGGTGGTTTATCTGCACTTAATCTTAATGATGAAGTTGAAATACTTGCATTTGAAACTTTTGCTTCTGCTGACACAGTAAGTAAAAGAGATGGTGGAACTTTTGATAATTCTGTTTCTTTTGCAAATGGAACGACAGTATCAAGTGGAAATATGACAGTATCAACTGGTAATGTTGTATTATCAACTGCAACTGCAACAGTAAATGCACAGAACACTCCTAGATGGATTTCAAGCACAAAATCAACAGCCTTTACTGCTGTTGCTGGAGAGCAATACTTTATTGACACATCTTCAACAGCAATTACAATGACTTTACCAGCAACTGCAAACATAGGTGATGAAGTAAGATTTATTGATGTTGCTGGAACATTTGATACAAATAACCTAACAGTTGGTAGAAATGGGCATAAGATACAAAGAAGCTCAACAGATTTAACAGTAACAACAGAGGGTGGTGCTTCTGCGTTGGTATATCACAACTCAACCAATGGTTGGTTATTAAAGGAGAAATAATAAATGCCTAGAGTAATGTATGATTTAGATCCAAGAGAACCTACTGAAGAAGATTACTATCAATTTGCACTAATGGAATTAGGTGGTGACACTCTTAACTGGTATAGATTAATTAAACCACATGAAGGCTACAAATATTCTAATATTACAACTCACGATAATCTTCCAAGTAATTTTTCTAAGCCAACTGAATCTGAGGTTAATGCAAAAATTTCTGAATTAAAAACTGCATACAAAGCTGCAGAGTATAAAAGACAAAGAAGAAATGAATATCCCAAATGGTCAGAACAATTAGATATGATATACAATGAGGGAATAGACGCATGGAAAGCTTCTATTAAAAAAATAAAAGATAAATACCCTAAAGGATAAAATTAAATGCCATTAAGTAAAGTTCATAATACACTTACTTCAGACCATATACTTTTAGATGGAACTGATAGTACAAGTGCAAATGCAAATAGTAAAGTTCTATTAGACGCAAGTGCATCTAATACAGATGTGGGTTCTATTATGTCTTTTGAATCTGGTGCTGGAGATTCATCAGTTACAAATACCAGCACTTTTTTAGATGATATAAAAACAACCAATAGGACAGCTGGTAGAAAAATATTATTACCATCTAGCACCACAGGTGGAACTATTTTAGATACTTCTAACACTACATTTTTTGGTGCTGACCAATGGAGATTAACTACTACTAAAACAGGAACTGGAGTGATAAATGCAAATTGGGAAAGAATTGATTATACAGCAAATGCTAAAGTTGGAACAGGAATGTCAGAATCAAGTGGTATTTTTAGTTTTCCATCAACAGGTATATACCTTATAGAATTTACTGGACAGGTATATCAAACTTCGCTAAATGATACTCAACAACAAATACAAACTGAAGTAACAACAGATGATTCATCATATACAAGTGTTGCAAGAACTTTATCTGGTAACTCTACCACAAGTGGTACTTTTACAGGTGGAGGTAATACTACCATGTATGCAATAATTGATGTTACAGATGTTTCAAATACAAAGGTAAGATTTAATTATAGTGTTGGAAATTCTAGTACACAAATTTTAGGTGCATCAGATGTTACTAGAACTGGAGTTCTTTTTACTAGATTAGGAGATACATAAGATGGAAAGAGATTGGGTTCAAGAGGCATTAAAAAATTTAAGACCTGACACTCCTAATTGGTATGGTTGGGCAAAGACAGATTCAAGTGGTAACAAAATACCTAATGACCAAAGAATGTGTTGGGAACACGCAATAGTTATTCAAGATGGAGTGACCAAACCAACACAAGCAGAGTTTGATGCAGAAGTTAAAAGATTAAAAGATGAATACAATGCTGATGAGTATAAAAGAAACAGAGTAAGTGAGTATCCAAATATTGGTGACCAGTTAGACGCACTATATAAAGCAGGAGCATTTCCTGATGATATGGCTGCAAAAATAAAAGCTGTCAAGGACAAGTATCCTAAATCTTAATTATATTCTTTTCCAGTTTTATAATACCTAAATAGGTTATAAAGGATAAGATATGGCAACACCAAATTCAAAATCTACATTTAAAGACTATTGCCTTCGCTCACTTGGTTTTGGTGTCATTGATATTAATGTATCAGATGACCAAGTTGATGACAGAATAGACGAAGCACTACAATATTTTGCACAATACCATTATGATGGTGTTGAGAGAATGTACCTCAAGCACAAAATGACACAAACAGAGTTAGATAGAGCTCTGGAAAACGAAACTGTAACTGCAACTGATAAGAGAGATAGTAGTATTACTGCTGACTGGCTAGAGGGTAAAGGATTTATTACAGTCCCAGAAGCAGTTGTATCCGTAGTTAATGTATTTCCTTTTGACGATCAAACAACAAATAATATGTTTGACCTTCGTTATCAATTAAGATTAAATGATTTATATGATTTTTCATCTACATCAATTATTCATTATCAAATGACAATGAAACATTTAGATTTCTTGTCACATATTTTAGTTGGAGAAAAACCACTAAGATTTAATCAACATCAAAATCGTCTTTACATAGACATGGACTGGTCTAATGACATAGCTGCAGATGAGTTTCTTATTATTGAGTGTTATCGTAAAATAGACCCAGATACATATACAGACATTTACAATGACATATATTTAAAAAGATATGCAAGTGCATTGATTAAAAAACAATGGGGTGCAAATCTATCTAAATTTAATGGAGTTGCAATGTTAGGTGGTGTCACTATGAATGGTGAGCAAATATACACTCAAGCATTAGACGAAATAACAAAACTAGAAGAACAAATACAACTTGCATACGAAACACCTATAGATTATATGGTAGGTTAATATGGCAGTCAATAGTTTTTTCCATACAAATAATCTTGCTGCACTTAAATCAGAGCAAAACCTTTATCGTGACTTAATTAAAGAAGCAATACAAATTCATGGGCATGATGTATATTATGTTGACAGAACAACTGTTGCAATAGATACCATACTTGGTGAGGACGCAATTTCTAAATTTACTACGCAACATCCAATAGAAATGTATGTGGAAGATGCAGAGGGTGGATACGCTGGTGAAAAAGAAATTATGAGCCAGTTTGGTTTAGAGAATAGAAATGAAATTACTTTTGTCGTAAGTAAGCAAAGATTTCAAGAGATGGATAGTCAAATTACTCTTGAAGATGGAACAGATACCACTGGTGGCTCAATACAGCTTGAAGCTGGCTCAATAAACCAAAATTCAAATTCATCAAGACTTGAAACAGTTACACAAAGATTTATTACAATGAATGGAACAGACATTTCATCAAGTAATGCTGGAGATAATATTATGTTAGAAGATGATAATACATCTTTTATATTATCAGAGGAAAGTGGTAGTGAGTTTTATTTAATTATGGATACTGCAACAACTGATGCAGATAGGCCACAAGAGGGAGATTTAGTTTATCACCCAATATTAAACAAAATGTTTCAAGTTAATTTTGTTGACCACGATCAACCATTTCATCAACTTGACAACAATCCTGTTTATAAACTTAGATGCCAGCAGTTTGAATACAGTCAGGAAAGAATTGATACTGGTATCACAGAGGTTGATAACATTGAAGCAACACTTACAACTGATGTTGGTGAGCATCAGTTTACATTAGAGCAATCAAGTGCAGTTAATGAAAACATCAGAATATTGCACGCTGCAAACGAAGATGGATTACTATTACTTGATGGAACTGATGGAACTGGATCAAACGCTGGTGATAATGTCATTGGTGAAGATGATGAAACTTCAGTTGGTATAAACATATTACTTGAAAACGCAGCTGATAGCGGTAATGATGCATACCTCTTACAAGAAACATATATAGTAGGTGGTAGCAGTACAGACACATCAAATATAGATAAAACGGCACAAAATGAACTCTTTGACCAACTAGACGATAATGTTTTAGACTTTTCAGAGAGTAACCCATTTGGTGATGCTGGAGGAACATAAGGCGTGAGAGATATGCTATGAAGAAAAAGGAGATGATATTATGTTAGGGCAGCAGTTCTACCATGAAACCATGCGAAATGTTATTGTTGCATTTGGTACTTTATTTAACAATATACATTTGGTTCGTAAAAATAATAGTGGAAATATTATTCAAACTATGAAAGTGCCACTTGCGTATGGGCCAAGGCAAAAATGGCTAACAAGATTAGATGCAGATGCAAGCCTTGATACTAAAGTTGCAATCACTTTACCAAGATTAGGATTTGAAATACAAAATCTTACATATGACCCATCAAGAAAATTGAATCGTGTGCAAAGATTTAAAAAAGTAAAAAGTTCATCATCAGCGTCTAATAAATTAGATTCTCAGTATATGCCTGTTCCATATAATTTAGATATTGAATTGTATGCAATGGCAAAGCAGTCTGATGATGCATTACAAGTTGTTGAACAAATATTACCATACTTTCAGCCAGATTATACTCTTACAATTAAAGATATGACAGATATGGGAATAGCAAGAGATGTTCCTATTATTTTAAATAGTGTTTCATATGAGGACAACTATCGTGGTGAGTATGGTGAAAGACGAGCAATCATTTACACTTTAGCATTTACAACTAAGTTTTACTTATATGGCCCAGTTACTTCACAGAAAGTTATTAAGACAGTACAAGTTGACCAGTATACAGATATTCAAGATAATGCACCTAAAAGAGAGCAACGATACACAGTTGCACCAAAACCATTTACTGCTGATGCAGATGATGATTTTGGGTTTAATGAAACAACATCTTTCTTCCAAGACGCAAAGAATTTTGATTCTGAAAGTGGAACTGATAAGTAATGAAAACTGCAGCTGATGTTCTTGATGAAACTCTTGGTGTTCTTGACCCTGTTGAACAAGAACTTAAGGGTGCAAAAACAAAAGTAATTGTTAAAAGGCCATCAGATAAATTAGAAGATGTTGATGCAGACTACAAATATCAGAGAGAAAATTTTTACAATTTGGTAGAGAGAGGGCAAGACGCAATTGAGGGTATTCTTGAAATTGCAAAAGAATCTGAGCATCCTCGCACTTATGAGGTAGCTGGTAATTTAATTAAACAGGTTGCAGAGGTTACAGAGAAACTTGGTGAGCTGCAAGAAAAGATGAAAAGACTCAAAGAAGTTCCTAATACTGCACCTAAAAATGTTACTAACGCATTGTTTGTGGGTTCAACTGCTGAGTTACAAAAGATGTTAAAAGGAAAAACAGATGGACATGGAAGCACAGACATTACAACTGACTGAGTTTATACTGCCTTGGGTTGGAATATTAATTAGTTTTATTATTGCAATTTGGGTGAAAGATATTGCAACTGGCCTTGCAAAAGGTATAAAATTTAAAATGAATCCAGCATTTAATGAGGGAGATAAAGTTCTTCTTGAGGGTAATGATGCAGTTATCATAAAAATTGGTATAAGTGAAACTGTATTTGGTGTTTATTCTGAAAAAGGATATATCTGGAGATATGTTCCAAATGAAAGAATACATGTATTAAAAATAGAAAAAATAATTAATTCAGAATTACATTTAGATACTGACAAAGAAAAAGCAGAAAAACTTCAAGCACTCATAGATGCCAATCAGGATAAACACATTGTAAGTAATCGTGAAGCAATTGAGAGTTTGAAGAATGGAAAATAATTATCTAGGTAATCCCAATTTAAAGCGTGCAAATGTTTCTGTTCAATGGACAGAAAAACAAGTAAAAGAATTTGCACAATGTATGAAAGACCCTATGTATTTCATACAGAATTATGTGAAAATTGTTTCTCTTGATGAGGGTTTAGTTCCATTTAAATTATACGATTTTCAGAAAGAAATGATTGGAACATTTCATAGTAATCGTTTTACTATTTGTAAACTTCCAAGACAATCAGGTAAATCAACAACAATCATATCATATTTACTGCATTATGTGTTATTTAATGACTCAGTTAATGTAGCAATACTTGCAAACAAAGCTGCAACTGCAAGAGATTTATTAGGACGATTACAACTTGCATATGAGCACTTACCTAAATGGTTACAGCAAGGAGTTATGTCATGGAATAAAGGTTCTCTGGAGTTAGAGAATGGTTCTAAAATACTCGCATCATCAACATCTGCAAGTGCAGTTCGTGGTGGCTCGTATAACATCATATTCTTAGACGAGTTTGCATATGTTCCATCTAATGTCGCAGAGCAATTCTTTAGCTCTGTATATCCTACAATATCATCTGGTAAAACAACAAAGGTAATGATTGTATCTACACCACATGGTATGAATATGTTTTATAAACTATGGATAGATGCAGAAGAAAAAAGAAACTCATATATTCCAATAGAGGTGCATTGGAGTGAAGTGCCTGGCCGTGATGAAAAATGGAAGCAAGAAACAATTAAAAATACATCAGAATCACAATTTAACACTGAGTTTGAGTGTCAGTTTCTTGGCTCAATCAACACTCTAATTAATCCAAGTAAACTTAAAACACTTGCATATAGAAGTCCAATAAAGTCAAATGCTGGACTTGACATATACGAGAATCCACAAAAAGATAAAACATATTTAATAGTTGCAGATGTATCAAGAGGAACATCAAATGATTACTCTGCATATATTGTATTTGATGTTTCACAAGTTCCATATCGTATCGTTGCAAAGTTTAGAGATAATGAAATCAAGCCTTTATTATTTCCACAAAAAATATATCATGTTGCAAAAGCATACAATGAAGCTTTTGTTTTAGTTGAAGTAAATGACATAGGTGAGCAAGTTGCAAACGCATTGCAATATGATTTAGAATATGAAAACTTAATTATGGCATCTATGCGTGGACGCTCTGGACAAGTTATGGGAACTGGTTTTTCTGGTGGAAAAGTCCAACTAGGTGTTAGAACTACAAAAGCAGTTAAAAAAATAGGTTGCTCTAATTTAAAACAAATGCTAGAAGATAGTAAAATAATTGTGGAAGATTATGATTTAATTAGTGAACTATCTACATTTATTGTTAAAGGTAGTTCTTTTGAAGCAGACGATGGCTGCACAGATGATTTAGTTGCGTGCTTATTCTTATTTGGTTGGGCAACAGACCAAACATACTTTAAAGAACTAACTGATAGTGATATTAGAAAACAAATGTATCGTGAACAGCAAGACCAGTTAGAGCAAGACATGGCTCCATTTGGATTTGTTGTTGATGGATTAGAGGACGATAATGTTGGACAAATGACTGATGAATATGGAACTCGCTGGTCGCCTGTTGTTAGAAAATATGATACTAACTGGTAATTATATCTGAATCTAATTTTTGAAAGCAATTTCTACATACAATTTTATTTTTTTCTATATACTTAATTACATCTTTTTTATCATTAGACTTTTTAGATAATGCTCTTATTTTTCTATCGTCAGGATAAAATTGTAAGCATATAAGTTCAGATTCACCACAGACATAGCAAGAATTAGTCATAAGATAATCTGTTATCCATTTATCTTTTAACAATCTGTGTCGTCTTGCAACTTTTTTAATTGTTGATTTATATTTTTCATAATGTGTTTTCATAACCATATTTATAACTTTTGATTATAAATGAATTATATTAGAAAGTGATTTTTTATAAATATTTAAAAATAATAATTTATAGGGAGTAAAGTCATGGCATTTTTAGTTTCTCCTGGCGTTCAAGTTAAAGAAATAGATTTAACGAATGTCGTACCAGCAGTTGCAACTTCAATAGGTGCAATTGCCTCAGCCTTTGAGAAAGGGCCAGTTTCTACTGTGGTAAATATTACCTCAGAAGAAGAATTAGTAAAAATATTTGGTAAACCAAAAACAGATAGTAATCAGTTTGAAAACTGGTTTACAGCATCTAGTTTTCTATCATACACAGATTCACTTAAAGTTGTTCGTGTAGAATCAGGAATTTTAAATGCTGGTGCAAACTCTGGTATTCTCATTCGTGATGACGATCATTATCTTGCAAGTTTTTCAACTGGACAAGGCTCACATGGAGAATGGGCTGCAAGGTCAGCTGGAACATGGGGTAATTCAATAGGTGTTCAAATTTGTGCAGAAGCAGATGCATACGAACAAATTACATCAGGTAGTGTTTTAACAGTAGGTGAAGATGCAGTTGGTGCTACTGAAATTGCAGTAGACGATGTTGATGCATCTGGTGAAACATTTAATGTTGGAGATTTAATCTCTTTCTACTCTGACTCTGCAGCTGCAACACCAGTAGATGACCGAAATGAATATCAAGTAACTGCAATTAACACTAGCACAAATGTATTAACAATTAAATTAAAAGACGATCCAAATGGTGCTGGATTACAAAATATAGTTCCAGATAATTCTTACATCAAGAGAAGATGGGAGTTTTACGATTTATTTGATGGTGCTCCAGGCACATCACAATACGCAACAGATCAAGCTCGTGGTTCTAACGATGAAATGCATGTTGTTGTTTATGATACAACAGGCGATATTACTGGTGCAGATTTTCAAGCAAATGGAAAAAGAACAGAAGCAGTTATAGAAACATTTGCTCGTATGTCAAAGAATCCAAATGCAAAATCACCACAAGGTGATTCTATTTACTATGCAGATGTTATTTTCAGACAATCAGAATTTATTTACTGGACTGACCACATATCTGCTGGTACTAATTGGGGAACTGACACAACAAGTACATATACAGATGTTGATACAATTACCATAGATTCATTATCAGGTGGTACTGACGATTACGCAGTGACAGCTGGTGAATTAGAACTTGCATATGATAAGTTTGAAGATACTGAATCAGAAGATGTTAATTTAATTCTTGGTGGTAAAGGTGGAGGTGCAGCTGATACTAGTTCATCACAAGATACTCATGTAACAATGTTAACTGCACTTGTAGAAACAAGAAAAGATTGTGTTGCATTTGTTTCACCTTATCGCTCTGCAACAGTAGGTGTTACTTCAAATGTAACTGCAACAGAAAATGTTAAAACTGCATTTGATTTATGTCCATCATCTTCTTATGTAGTGTTTGATAGTGGATATAAGTATCAATTTGATAAGTATAATGATGTGTTTAGATTCGTACCATTGAATGGTGATACTGCTGGACTTTGTGCAAATACTGATTTAGTTCAAGACGCATGGTTCTCTCCAGCTGGTTTTAATCGTGGTAGAGTTAGAAACGCAATCAAACTATCATACAATCCAACTAAAGCAAACAGAGATGTTCTTTATCGTGCAAGAGTTAACCCTGTTGTTAACTTTCCAGGCCAAGGTGTAACACTCTTTGGTGATAAAACTGCACTTGCAAAACCAAGTGCGTTTGATAGAATCAATGTTAGAAGATTATTCTTGGTTCTTGAAAAGGCAATTGCAACTGCGGCTAAGTTCCAACTCTTTGAGTTCAATGATGAGTTTACAAGAGCACAGTTTAGAAACTTAGTTGAACCTTTCTTAAGAGATGTTCAAGGTAGACGAGGTATACAAGATTTTTCTGTGAAATGTGATGCAACCAATAATACTGGTGAAGTCATAGACAGAAATGAGTTTGTTGCAGATATTTTTGTCAAACCTGCTCGTTCAATTAACTTTATATCACTTAACTTCATTGCAACAAGAACTGGAGTTGCATTTTCTGAGGTAGGAGGTTAATCATGGCAAATATAGACGATTTTAAAGCAAACTTAATCGGTGGTGGTGCAAGAGCCAATCAATTTAGAGTGACAATTACTCCACCATCAGGTATTGCAATAGGACTTGATGTTCGTAGAACTTCTTTTCTTTGCACAGCATCACAATTGCCTGCATCAACATTAGGTGAGATTGCAGTTCCATTTAGAGGAAGAAACATTTATGTTTCTGGTGATAGGCCAGCTCCTGAAACTTGGACTACCACATTCTATAATGATACTGACTTTATGATAAGAAACGCAATGGAAAGATGGCAGAATGGTATTAATGATTATGCAAATAATACTGGTGTTACTGCTCCTGCTGATTATCAAACTGATGTATTTGTTGAGCAACTAGATAGAGATGATACAGTTTTAAAAACTTATATCTTTAGAGCTTGTTATCCATTAACTGTTGCAGCAGTTGAATTATCAAGTGCAGAAGCAACTGAGTTAGAAACATTTGAAGTTACTTGGAGATACCAACACTTTGAGCCATCTGGTGTAAGTTTCTAATTTAACACTACTAAATAGTAGTACGAATTAGGAGATATAAGATAATGGCAGAATTGTTTGGATTCAAGTTTGAAAGAATAAAAGACCAAAAGGGGAGTGACAAATTCACTCCCCCATCTAGCGATGACGGAACGATAGATATTGCTGGTGGTGGTTTTTTTGGGCAAGTCTTAAATACAGATGGTAGAGAAAGAACTGAACAAGATTTAGTTCGCAGATATCGTGACATTTCACAGCAACCAGAATGTGACTCTGCAATAGAGGACATTGTAAATGAAGGCATTGTGTCTGATGAAAAAGACCAGTCTGTTTCTATTGTTTTAGATAGATTACCATATCCTAATAATATTAAAAAAAGAATACAAGAAGAATTTAATCATGTATTACAACTTCTTGATTTTGATGTAAAAGGACATGACATATTTCGTAGATGGTATGTTGATGGTAGACTATTTTATCATAAAGTAATTAACAAAAACAATCCTAAAGCTGGTGTGCAAGAATTAAGATATATTGATCCTCGTAAAATTAGAAAAGTTAGAAGTATTCAAAAAGATGCTAAATCTAATAGTGGTGCTGACTTAATTAAAAAAGTAGAAGAATATTATCTTTACAATGAAAAAGGTCTTGTAAACTATGGAACATCAGAGGGTATAAGAATATCACCTGACAGTATTACATATTGCCCATCTGGTTTAGTAGATCAAAACAAAGGTAATGTTTTATCTTATCTTCACAAAGCAATCAAACCAGTTAATCAACTACGAATGATTGAGGATTCTGTTGTTATATACAGAATATCAAGAGCTCCAGAAAGAAGAATATTTTATATTGATGTTGGTAATTTACCAAAGATTAAAGCAGAACAATATCTAAAAGATGTAATGAATCGTTATCGTAATAAGTTGGTTTATGATGCATCAACTGGTGAGATAAGAGATGATAGAAGTCATATGTCTATGCTAGAAGATTTTTGGTTGCCAAGACGAGAGGGTGGTAGAGGAACAGAAATTACTACACTACCAGGCGGTTCTAATCTTGGTGAAATAGATGACATCAAGTATTTTCAAAACAAACTTTATCGTGCATTAAATGTTCCAGTATCTCGTATGGAAGCAGAGAACAATTTTAGTCTTGGCCGTTCAACAGAGATTACTAGAGATGAACTTAAATTTACAAAGTTTGTTCAAAGATTAAGAAAGAAATTTACTCCACTCTTTACTGATGTTCTTAAAACACAATTAATTTTAAAAGGTATTATAACATTAGAAGATTGGTCTAACATGAAAGAGCATATTCAATATGATTTCATGCAAGATGGTCATTTTGCAGAGCTAAAGAAAGCAGAGATACTTAAAGAACAATTAGATTCACTTTCACAAGTAGAGTCATATGTTGGAACATTCTTTAGTAAGAAATGGGTACAGAAAAATATTTTAAATATGACTGACATGGAAATTGATGATATGCAAAAAGAAATTAATAAAGAAGCTAATTCAGACCCAGATGATGGTGGAATTAATGTAAATGATACTGATGGTATAACCAGAGGTAATAGTGATAAAGGAGATGAAGAATGAACACAGATGAAATAGTAGACGCATTATCAAAAGACGACAATTTAGGTGCAGAAACTTCATTTAAATCTGTAATGCAACAAAAAGTTGGTGATGCACTTGAATTAAAAAGACGAGAAGTCGCAAATAATTTTGTCAAAACACCACAGGTAGAGAAAGATGACGAAGAAGTTTGATGAATTTTATACTCCAGTCGTAGAAAAAGACGAGCATAAAAAATCAAAAGAATATAAAAAACTTTCACCTAAAATGAAAGAGGCTGTTGATAACATTTTTAAAAAAATGGACTCTAAACCTCAAGATTTCCTAAATAGTTTTGATAAAACTATAACTGCAACCTCAAAAAAGTATAGAGTTCCAGAAAAGGAACTTTTAAAATATTTTGAACGAGAAATGTTAACAATCTAGGTAAGGAATAGAGACATGGCATTAAAATTAGTAAGGTTCGTAGGCACAATCACTGCTTCAACATTAGGTGATGATGCAGCTCATGGACTAGAATTAGGAAAATTATCAAGAGGTTCTTCATTTAGAATAAGTGAATTTGGTGGAAATGATGTATTTTTTAAAATAACACTTAATTCAGATAGAACAACTGTGACTGCAACAAATGGTTTTTATTTAAAAGCCAGCTCATCAATCACAGTAATTCCAGAGGAAATAATAAGAAATGGTGAGGGTAAAGCATTATTAGACGGAACAGATAGTTCAGGTTCAGATGCTGGTTCTTTTATATCAATGGAAGATGCAACTGATGAATCAAGTAATGTTGGTAATGCACTTCAATACAATTTCGGACAAACCTCTTACTTTATATCAGTCATAAACGAAACTGCTGGAAGTGATGGTGGAGTTCATATACAAGAAGTCGCACAAGGAAGCTCAGTATGAAGTTAATATCAGAACACATAGAAGATGTAGAATACATCACAGAAGAAAAAGATAACGGAGAAAAGACATATAAAATAAAGGGTGTCTTTATGCAATCCGAAGTAAAGAATAGAAATGGTAGAGTATATCCATTTCCAGTTCTTGAAAAAGAGGTAAATAGATACAATAAAGATTATGTCAATGAAAATCGTGCATTTGGTGAATTAGGACACCCAGATGGCCCAACTGTAAATCTTGAGCGTGCATCTCATATGATTACATCTTTAAAACCAGACGGAAAAAACTTTATTGGAGAAGCAAAAATTCTTAAAACTCCTATGGGTAGAATAGTAGAAAATTTAATGGATGCTGGTGGAAAACTAGGTGTATCTTCAAGAGGTATGGGTAGTTTAGAACAAAAAAATGGTGCGAATTATGTAAAGAATGATTTTTATCTTGCGACTGCAGCTGATATTGTCGCAGATCCATCTGCTCCAAACGCATTTGTTCAAGGAATTATGGAAGGCAAAGAGTGGGTTTGGAACAATGGTGCGTTAATTGAAGAAGAATTGATGCAGATGAAAAAAAGAATAAATGAAAAAGTCCGAAACAAGCAAGCAAATCAAGATGCATTGGAGTTTGCTAGGTTTTTAAAACTTTTATAATTTATAAATAAATTAACAAATAACTTAAAACAAGGAGAAATCCCCATGGCGAATGAATTAGACAAAACCATTGAGGAATTAGAAGCGGAAGTCATTGCTGAGTTGGACGAAGCCATGCACGATGCTCCTAAAAAGTCTGCTGTTCCAGCAGAACCTATGAAGAAACAAAAGAATGGTGAAATGCAAGATACAGGTAAAGCTGTAGTGTCACCAACTCAAGGTGATTCACCTGCTAAAAAAGTTGCTGCAGCTTCTAAAGAAGTTAGTGGTGATAAAGCACAAAAAGGTGAAGTTGCACCAGAAAAAATGAAAAAAGTAAAAGAAGGTTATACAGACGAAGAAATTCGTGAGTTATGCCATTCTAAAGACCATGATTGTGCAACAGTCGTGGAACACCCAATTTGGGGTAAAGGTAAACCAATCTTAAAGTCACACGCAATTCCAGATGATGACGGACATGTTGAGTGGTATGATGTTCAATTCAAGCATGGTATTGAAGAAAAAGTTATGGCAAGTGATATGGAAATTATCTCTGAATCTTCACACAATAAAGAAGAAAAAGAGCCAAAAACTAAAACTGAATACATGACTGCAATGAATAACATGATGAAACATGCAAAGAAAGACGAGTTAAAAGCAATGTATGATAGATTAAACAATGCTGCTCATGGTGATGAAGAAGATGACGAGGAAGATGATAAGGATATGGAAGAAGCTATTGAAAAGAGAGTTCAATCAGTTGATGTAAAAGAACATGTTGATGCTCTTATCAATGGTGAGGGAGACTTATCTGAAGAATTTAAGAAGAAAGCTGCAACAGTATTTGAAGCTGCAGTTAAATCTAAAATTCGTGACGAAGTTACTCGTTTAGAGCAAGAATATTCAACTGAGTTAGAAGAAAATATCCAAAAGACAAAGTCAGATTTATCAGAAAAAGTTGATACTTATTTGAACTATGTCGTTGAGGAATGGATGAAAGAAAATGAACTTGCAATTGAAAGAGGCTTAAAAGGCGAAATTGCAGAGGACTTCATTTCTGGATTAAAAACTCTATTTGAAGACCATTATGTTGATATACCAGATGAGAAATACGATGTGTTAGAAGCACAATCAGAAAAAATTACCGAACTAGAAAGTAAGTTGAACGAGTCTGTTAAGAAAATAGTAGACTTGAAAAAGAACAACGGAAGTCTAGTAAGGGAGCAAGTCATTCGTCAGGAAACTAACGATTTGGCTGATACAGAAATTGAGAAGTTTAAGTCACTAATTGAAGATGTAGAATTTACTGATGAAGAATCCTTTCGTGAAAAGTTAGGTACTTTAAAAGAAAACTACTTCCCAAAGCAAAAAAAAGATGAACCGACTGAAACTATTGATGATGTAGAAACTGGCCTAGCACAGGACATTGACACAACTGATTCAATGAAGGCATATATGTCTGCAATTGGTAAGTTTGGCAATAGTGCAAAGTAACAGAAAATTATAAATAAGTAGAAAATAATAAGGAGAGATACAATGTATCAAACACAAGATCTACAAGAAAAGTGGAAGCCAGTCCTTGCACATCCTGATTTACCTGAAATCAGCGATTCTTACAAGAGGGCAGTTACTACTTTAATTCTTGAAAACCAAGAAAAAGCCTTAAGAGAAGATAGATCATTTCTATCAGAGGCTGCACCATCTAACTCAACTGGATCTTCAGTTGATAATTGGGATCCGATTCTCATTTCTTTAGTTAGAAGATCAATGCCAAACTTAATTGCATATGACATTTGTGGTGTGCAACCAATGACAGGCCCAACTGGACTTATCTTTGCAATGCGTTCAAGATTCAATTCGCAAACTGGTGCTGAAGCACTTGCTGACGAGTCTATGCCAGATTTCTCTAACCAGAACAAAGCTAGTACAACTGGTGGTGGTGATGTTACTGATACTGCAACTAACCCTGCTGTATTAAATGACAGCCCATCTGCTGGAACATACGAAACTGTAACTGGTATGACAACTGCACAAGGTGAAGCATTAGGTGATAACACATCTACTAATGTATTCGCTGAGATGGCTTTCTCAATTGAGAAGCACACAGTAACAGCAGTTACTAGAGCTCTTAAAGCAGAATATTCAATGGAACTTGCTCAAGACTTAAAAGCAATTCATGGTTTAGATGCAGAAACAGAACTTGCAAACATCTTATCTGCTGAAATTCTTGCAGAAATTAACAGAGAAGTTGTTAGAAACATTTATGTAACAGCTGTTGCTGGTGCTCAAACTAATACAACAACTGGTGGTATCTTTGACCTTGACACAGATTCTAATGGTAGATGGAGTGTTGAGAAGTTCAAGGGTTTAATGTTCGCAGTTGAAAGAGACGCAAACGCAATCGGTCAACAAACTCGTAGAGGAAAGGGTAACATGATCCTTTGTTCTGCTGATGTTGCATCTGCACTTCAAATGGCTGGTGTTCTTGACTATGCTCCTGCTCTTAACAACAACTTAAATGTTGATGACACTACAACAACATTTGCTGGTGTACTTAATGGTAGATATAAAGTATATGTTGATCCATATGCTGCAAATGTAGCTGCATCACAATACTATGTTGTTGGTTACAAAGGTACATCACCATACGATGCTGGTATGTTCTACTGCCCATATGTTCCATTACAAATGGTTCGTGCAGTTGGTGAGCACACTTTCCAACCAAAAATTGGATTTAAGACTCGTTACGGAATTGCTGCTAACCCATTCCATACTGGAACAGTTGCTGCAACAGCCGAGGGTGCAATCAGTATTACTGGTAACACTAACAAGTATTACAGACGAGTTAAAGTTACAAACCTTATGTAATAACAAGAGTTGGAATAACCAACCAAAACTAAAAAGGGAGACTTCGGTTTCCCTTTTTTTTTTGTAAAAATAATGATTTTCTGTATGGTTAAAACAATTTAAAAATACTATATAAGAGTAATATTATAATAGGAGATATTATCATGTGGAATACACCATCATACGAAGAAATGAGATTTGGTTTTGAAGTAACAATGTATATTGCTAACAAGTAATCAAATTTAAATTTGTCAAACAGAAAAGGGACTTCTTATGGAGTCCCTTTTTTACATTATAAATAATGTTATGACATCAATATCAAGACAACCAACTAAACTAGACTATTCTTCACCAACTCAATTTAAGTTTAGTATTAATCAACTTCCTAAAGTTGAGTTTTTTACTACAGCTGCAAATTTGCCTGGCGTTAGTTTACCAGCTGCAACTTACAATACACCATTTAAAAATATTCCAACACTAGGTGATAAGCCAGACTATGAAGATTTAACAATATCTTTTATTGTAGATGAGTTTTTAGAAAATTATATAACAATACATGATTGGATTACTGGAACTGGTTTTCCTAAAAGTAGAACACAATTTGCAACTTTTAGATCCTCAACTTCAAACAGTCCACAAGCAACTTTAGGAACAAGTAATGATATTGGAGATACACAACCAGCAACACCAGATAGAGGAATGTATGGTGATGCAACACTTACAATATTATCTAATAAAAATAATCCACTAGTAGAAGTTCGTTTTCAAGATATTTTTCCAACATCTTTAGGTGGATTAAGTTATACACAAGCTGCTACTGATGTAGAGTATTTAACTGTAGAGGTAAATTTTCAATATAAAATATATGAAATAGTAACAATATAATATGGAGTAATTATGACACTTGATGAGTTGAAAGCTCAAGTTGAAAAAGACTTGAAGATAAATGATGAACGACTAGATACTGAATCTTACAAAAACCAAGAACTTTATGCAAAGTATCTTGACCACAAAACAAACTTTGAATTTTTATTGTATCGTGCAAAAGGTGATTACAAAGTTTTGTATCGTGAAAAATGGGAATACTATGGTGGTAAGGCTGATGCAAAAGTCTATGTAACCAAACCATTTGACCTTAAAGTCCTCAAAAACGATTTACACATTTATATAGAATCTGATGAAGATATCATTAAAGCAGAGCATAAAATTGCATACTTAGAATCTGTCATTAAGTACATTGATGGTATTTTAAAATCTATTCAAAGTAGGCAATGGGATATCAAAAATGCAATCAGCTGGAGACAATTTGAAGCAGGAATGATGTGATGAATAGTTTAAAAAAATGGATAGGTTATTATGAAGATATTATTCCTAAAAACAAATGCCAAGATATAATTAAATTTGCAAAAAATAGTGGGCAACTAAAACCATCAACATATGCAAACGATTCTGGGGAAATAAAAAATAGTAATAAAAGAGTTGTTATGGATGATATGTGGGTGAAAGATAAAAATGTAGTTAGTATAATTAATGATTTTTTTGGTAAAGTAATTAAAAAATATTCAGAAAAATTTGATAAATTTAGTTGCCAAAGACATTCTGGATTTAGAATAAACAGATATTCAGTTGGTGGATTTATGTCAGAGCATACTGATAATATACACCACTCGCATGGACAAGAATATGGTTTTCCACAAGTAAGTGCATTATTATTTTTAAATGATAATTACAAGGGTGGTGAACTTGTAGTGTCTGGTAATAAGTATAAAACTAAAATGGGTTCAGGTATTATTTTTCCTTCTAACTTTATGTTTCCACATGAAGTAAAAAAAATAACTGATAGTGAAAGATGGAGTATAGTAACATGGCTAATGTAAAAAATATGGAAAGAATTGATGCGTTTCCTACTTGTATTTATAAATTTGAACATAATTTTAAAAATAATGAAAGAAATGATATGAACAATTTAATCGCATCTGAAAGTATATCAGAAAAAGATGGTAAAAAAGTTCGGAGATTAGGAACTCAAGAAAATCGTCACTTACATGAATCTAAAGTTTTTGAACCATTAGTTAATTCTATCTATAAACATACTGAGGATGTAATGGAAGATTTAGGATATGGGTATGAAAAATTAGAAATAACAAATATGTGGGGAAACATACTTAAACCTAACTCATCTAGGTCTGCACATCACCCACACACGCACTCAAATAATTTTTTATCTGGAGTATTTTATTTACAATCATCATTAGATTCTTCTCCAATAGTTTTTTTTGACCCTAGGCCACAAGCTAGTGTTTTTAGGCCAAGAAAAAAAGAACAAAATAATTTAAATTCAGATTTAATGGAATTAAAATTTAATAGTATTCAATCTTCTTCAATAGGAATAGGAATTATTTTTCCATCTTGGTTACAGCATTGGGTGCCTCAAACAAATGATGAAAGAATTAGTATTGCTTGGAACATTATAGCTCGTGGTGAATATGGTGAGCCAAACACTTTACAATATGCACATATCTAAACTTAACGAAGTCTATTATCACATAGAAGTAGATGATGCAGTTTCAAGAGAACTTGCAGATTATTTTACCTTTGAAGTGCCTGGTGCAAAGTTTATGCCTACCTATCGTAGTCGTGTTTGGGATGGTAAGATAAGATTATTTTCACAGCAGACTGGTAAAATTTATGTGGGATTATTACCTTACATAAAAGAGTTTTGTAATAGAAATGATATAGAATATACCTCTGAGAACGATATAGAGAGTGATAGAGAGATTAACTGTAATATAGCAAGGGAATATATCATTTCTCTTAAACCAATGTCAAAAGGAAAACAGTTAGAGGTAAGAGATTATCAATCAGATGCATTTTGTCATGCGATACAAAAAAATAGATGTTTATTAGTAAGCCCAACTGCTTCTGGTAAATCACTTATCATTTATGCACTAGTAAGATACTATAAAACTTTACAGGATAAAAAGATATTAATACTTGTTCCAACGACATCTTTAGTTGAGCAAATGTTTTCTGATTTTCTTGATTATGGGTGGAGTGAAAAACATTTACATAGAATTTATGCTGGGCATGATTTACAGTCAGACAAATCTATATTCATATCAACATGGCAATCTTTATATAAATTACCTAAAAAATATTTTAGTCAGTTTGGGTGTGTCATAGGTGATGAGGCTCACATGTTCAAAGCAAAATCACTTACTGGTATTATGACAAAACTTGATATGTGTAAATATAGATTTGGATTAACTGGAACATTAGATGGAACACAAACTCATAGATTAATTTTAGAGGGTTTGTTTGGCTCAGTAAAAAAAGTAACAACTACAAAAGAGTTGATGGATAAAAAAACTATTGCAACTCTTGATATAAAATGTGTAGTGCTAAAACATTCAGAGGACGATTGTAAAAAATCTAAGGATTTTACATATGCAGAGGAAATGGATTTCTTGGTTAGTTTATATAAACGCAATAGTTTTATTGTTCGGCTGTGCGATACTCTTAATGGAAACACTTTGTGTCTTTTTAAACTTGTAGAAAAACATGGAGTTGTGTTACACTCACTAATGAAAGATTTTAAAAGAAAGGTATTTTTTGTATATGGTGGAACAAATACAGAAACTAGGGAAAAGATTCGTGCAATCACTGAAAAAGAAACAGATGCGATTATTGTTGCATCGTACGGCACATTTAGCACTGGTATTAATATTAGGAATCTCCATAATGTCGTGTTCTCTAGTCCAAGTAAGTCAAGAATTAGAGTGCTACAAAGCATTGGACGAGGGTTGCGAATTTCTAAAGATAACAATACCACTCGGCTTTACGACATCGCAGACGATCTTTCCTACAAAGGAAGAATTAATTATACAATGTCCCATTTTCAAGACAGAATAAATATCTACAATGAAGAACAATTTAATTATGAAATAGATAGGATAAAGATATGAATAAGTATTCAGTTTTAAAATTATCAAATGGTGAAGATATAATATGTCGTATCGTTGAAACTCTTAAAGAACAAATAAAAGTTGAAAATCCATTGTTATTAGATGTGCAACAAACATCAAGTAGAGATGGAAGAATAAAAGAAACTTTAGGATTAGTAAAATGGATAAAACCATTTACTGATGAAGATAGTTATTTAATTGAAAAAAACTCAATTGTCATTAATGTTTCAGCTTCAGATGGATTGAGTAAATATTATGAATATATTTTAAAAAAACTAGATGAGCCAAAAATGACTAAAGTAGAAGAAATACCAATACCAGAAGAAGATGATTTGGAAAAACTAGATGATAGTGAAATTGAACAACTTATGCAAGAAATCAAAAGTAGAACTGTTCACTAGCCTTATCGTTACACACTTATTATAATAAAAAAATTGAATTTTGTCAAGGATTAATTATGGAAAATTTTATATATGAAACTATGTTAAAAGATGTATCTGTTTGTGATGAATTAATTGAATATCATAAAAACAATGTATATGAAAAAATGAGAGGTTTAACCTCTGATGGTACTGATGCTGAAATTAAAAAATCTACTGATGTTATAGTTGCTTGGACACAGCACCCAACTATTCAAAAATATGTGCAACAATTATCAGGAAAATTAATTGAATATCTTGAGAAATACAGTCTTAAAGGTAGGATTAAAATAGGACTAAAAGAATCATTTAATATACAACACTACGCACCAAATGAGGGTTATTTTGCTTGGCACTGTGAGAGAACAACAACTCAATCATGGCAGCGTGGATTAGTATGGATGACATATCTCAACGATGTAGACGATGGTGGAGAAACAGAATTTTTTTACCAAAAATTAAAAGTTAAACCAGTAAAAGGTAAATGTGTAATATGGCCTACAGACTTTACACATTTACATCGTGGCATCACATCACCAACGCAACACAAATATATTGTTACTGGTTGGTTTAATTTTTATGATACAAATGATACTGAAAGAGATTATAAACATTATATTAGTCTTAATCAAGCAAAGTGGAAATAATTGATAAGACTTGACATTACTGCTTTAATTGTGTAGAATAGTTGTAATTTTAAAAAAGGACTATTTTATGAGTGAAAACTTTATATTACAAGCACAGCTTGATGATAAAGATTTGTATATTTGTGATGAACTTTTAGAATATTTTAAAAGTAATGAAGAGCATCAAACAAAAGGTAGCACTGGTATAAAAACAAAAAATGTTGCAAAAGTTTCCACAGATTTAACAATTCCACCATACACAAATAATCCTTTAATACAAAAATATTTGAAATATTTGTTTAGTCTTGCTGAAATATATACTGAAAAATATTCCTGTGGTTTTTTTGGGTTAGAAATGCTTGAGGGATTTAATATACAACACTATGCTCCTAATGAGGGATTTTTTGAATGGCACAATGAAAGAACTTCAAGTAATCCTCCTCAAAGAGCATTAGTATGGATGACTTATTTAAATGATGTAGATGATGGTGGAGAAACAGAATTTTATTATCAGAATATAAAAATTAAACCAGTAAAAGGTAGGACTTTAATATGGCCCACAGATTTTACTCATACACATCGTGGTGTCATATCACCAACACAGGACAAATATATTACAACAGGCTGGTTTAATCATTTGCAAGTTAATCAAATTTTAAGTTATGCGTTGAATGATACAAAAGGTTTTATAAATCATGTAAAAGGAAAACAATAAAGAAAGAGATGGTAAAAGTTAAATGTCAAAGCAAAAAAATACACACTATGTAGATAATAAAAAGTTTTTAGAATCACTCAAAGAGTGGAAAGAAAAATGTCAAGAAGCAGAAGAAGCTGGAGATGAAAAACCACAGATAACGAATTACATAGGTGAGTGTTTTCTTAAAATTGCAAATGGGTTATCATATAAACCTAATTTTATTAATTACACTTATCGTCAGGAAATGATATCTGATGGTATAGAAAATTGTTTACAATATATTCACAACTTCAATCCAGAAAAATCAAAGAATCCTTTTGCATATTTTACACAAATAATATACTATGCGTTTATTCGTAGAATACAAAAAGAGAAAAAACAAACTCATGTAAAAAATAAACTTATAGAAAAACAAAGTTATGAATTATTTACAACTATGGAGCATGACGATAGTAAGTATTCTATTCAAGGATTTGACCCTACTATTATGTTACCAGACGAAGATGTTTACAAGCCAAAGAAAAAAGAAGCATCAAATAAACCAGAGGGATTAGAAAACTTTATGGATAAGTCAGAATGAAAATTGCACTAATAACCGATACGCATTTTGGAGCTCGGAATGATAATATGAATTTTAATGAATACTTCTATCAGTTTTATGAGGGAGTATTTTTTCCATACTTACAGCAAAACAATATCAAACATTGTGTGCATTTAGGTGATGTTCTTGATAGAAGAAAATATATTTCTTATCGTATTTCAAAAGATTTTCGTGAAAGATTTATTCAACCATTTAATCATATGCAAATACAATTACATATGCTAGTTGGTAATCACGACATTTATTTTAGAAATACAAATGATGTTAACTCACTTGAAGAACTTTTAGGAAATAGATATTCAAACATACACATTTATTCAGAAGCACAGGAAGTAGAGTTTGGTGGACTACAAATACTATTGATGCCTTGGATTAATCCTCAAAATGAAATCTATGCGTTTGGCATGATGCAAGAAACAAAAGCAGAAGTAGTGATGGGCCATTTAGATATAAGTGGATTTGAAATGCATGTTGGACAAATTTCAGATGGATTGTACACTAAAGATAAGTTTAGAAAATTTCATACAGTAATGAGTGGACATTTTCATCACAAGTCAGATGATGGGCAAATTTATTATCTAGGAACACCTTATCAGATTACTTGGAACGATTACAATGATCCAAAAGGATTTCATATCTTTGATACAGAAACTAGGGAGTTGACAAGAGTAATAAATCCGTATACAATATTTACAAAAATATATTATGATGATACGCAAGAAGATTATGATAACCATGATGTAAAAAAATACAAAAATCAATATGTAAAGTTGATTGTAGTTAATAAAAAAGACTTATATAAGTTTGATAAGTTTACTGATAAACTACTTAAAGCAGATTGCCATGAAGTTAAGATTGTAGAAGATTTTTCTGACTTAGATGCAAATACTGTATCTGATGATATAGTAAACAATACAGAAGATACTATGACACTACTTGGAAAATATATTGATGAATTAGAGGTGAATCTTGATAAGAAAAAACTTAAAGAAACTGTTGCAAAACTATATCGTGAAGCTCAGGATTTAGAAATTTGATAATTAAAAAAGTGGATTGGAGAGTTGCAACACTCTTTGTTCAACAAAGACATTATAGTGCAGTTATGCCAAAGTTAACTAAACACTATCTTGGTGCATATGTTAATGATGAACTTGTTGGTGTATTAACATTAGGGTGGGGAACTAATCCTATGGGAACTATTCGTAAAATGTTTCCAGATTTAACCACATCAGATTATTATGAAATAGGTAAAATGTGTATGGACGAAAAAATGCCACGAAATAGTGAATCACAAATGCAGAGTTTAACTATTAAGTGGATAAAAGAAAACACACCAGAAATAAAATATCTTTACACATGGGCAGATGGAATTGTAGGAAAGCCTGGTTATGTTTATCAAGCTGCTAATTTTTTATATGGTGGGTTTATTTGGACAGACATATATTTAAGTGAAAGTGGAGAAAAAGTTCACTTTAGGACTATTCAAAGAAAAATGAAAAAAGAAATGGGTAGAGATGATACAAAGTATGGCCCAAGACCAAATGATAAAAAAATGGGTGAGTTAGGTTTTACTAGAGTATGGGGTAAACAGTTTAGATACATTTATCCAATAAACAAAAAATCTAAAAAGTATTTAAAAAACTCTACTATGGAATGGACAATAAATTATCCAAAAGATAAAGACTTACAATGGAAAATAAAAAAACCTGGCGAAACAGAATACACATTTACAAATAATATACCTTTCATAGATGGTAATATTAAACAACATAATTCTAGTAATATAAACAAAGTATCAGAAAAATATGGAACTGCAACATTGGAAGAATTTATATGATAAATTTTAAAAGTGTGAGATGGAAAAACTTTCTGTCAACTGGAAATAATTTTACAGAGATACAATTAAATAGAAATCCTACTACACTCATTATAGGTGAAAATGGTGCTGGTAAGTCTACAATTCTTGATGCACTATGTTTTGGTTTGTTTGGAAAACCATTTCGTGTCATTAGTAAAAGTCAACTTGTTAATTCAATTAATGGTGGCTCAACTATGGTTGAGATTGAGTTTAGTATTGCAAGTAAAAACTACAAAGTGATACGAGGTATCAAACCAAATAAGTTTGAAATTTATTTAAATGATAATATGCTAAACCAAGAAGCTAGTGTTCGTGATTATCAAAAAATATTAGAGCAACAAATACTCAAACTTAATTATCGTTCATTTACACAAGTAGTTATACTTGGTAGTTCTACTTTTGTTCCATTTATGCAACTGAAGTCAACACATCGTAGAGAAGTTGTTGAAGAAATACTTGATATACAAATTTTTTCTATTATGAATTTATTGCTTAAACAAAATATTAAAACATTGCAAGATGAAATAAAAGAAGTAGATTATAATTTTAATTTAATTACAGAAAAAATTAATTTACAAGAAAATCATATTGATGATTTAAAGAAAAATAAAGATAAGATTATAGAACAAAAAATAAATTCAATTAACACAAATAAAAAAGAAATAACAAATAAAACAAACGAGAGAAATAAAGTTACTACTGAAAGTGATAATCTATTAAAAAGTATATCTGATAAAAGTGATATTGAAACAAAAAAAACAGAGTTGCAAAACTATCAGACAACAATAAAAGAAAAACATAAAACACACAGTAAGACAATGAAGTTTTTTGAAAAGTATACTGAGTGTCCTACTTGTAAGCAAGAGATTGAAAAATCATTTAAAGAAAAAATGATTAAAGAAAAAAAAGAAGCCATAGATAAATTAAAAGATGGATTAGATAAACTTGAAATAGAAAATAATAAGTTGGAAACTAGATTTTCTGAAATAGTAAATGCAAGTGAAACAATTAGAAAAAACCAAGTAAAACTTGCAGAGTTAAATGCATCAATAAATCAACTAGAAAAATTTAATGTTAAGTTACAAGTAGAGATTGATTCATTTAATACAAATAGTGTGAGTGATAGTGATATAGAAAAATTAACTGAACTTAAAAATAATTCAGATTCAATAGAGGTGCAAAGAAAATCTCTAAAAGAAGAAAAATCATATTCTGATGCAGCTCGTGCTATACTACAAGATACTGGTATTAAAACAAAAGTAATTAAGCAGTATCTACCTATAATGAATAAATTAATCAACAAGTATCTTAACTCTATGGATTTTTATGTAAACTTTACATTAGATGAAAACTTTACTGAAACTATTAAGTCAAGGCATAGAGATGAGTTTAATTATGCATCATTTAGTGAGGGTGAGAAAATGAGAATTGACCTTGCACTTCTATTCACATGGAGAGCAATTGCAAAGATGAAAAATAGTGTTAATACTAATTTACTTATACTTGATGAAATATTTGATAGTTCACTTGATGGTGCTGGAACAGATGAGTTCCTTAAAATATTAAACACTCTTGAAGATGAGAATGTATTTGTAATTAGTCATAAACAAGATACATTAGTTGATAAATTTAGAAGCACAATTAAATTTGAGAAAGTGAGGAATTTTAGTCATGTTATTACTTAATGGTGATTGTATTCAAGAAATGAAAAAACTTATTGATGATGGTGTTCAGGTAGATTCCGTTGTTACAGATCCACCTTACGAACTTGGATTCATGGGTAAGGGTTGGGATTCAACAGGAATAGCGTTCCAGAAAGAAACATGGGAACTTGCATTTCAATTATTGAAACCTGGCGGACATCTTCTTGCATTTTCTGGAAGTAGAACTTACCATAGAATGGCCGTTGCAATAGAAGATGCTGGTTTTGAAATCAGAGATCAGATTATGTGGATTTATGGAAGTGGATTTCCAAAGAGTATGAATATTGGAAAAAATATAGATAAAATTCATAGAGGTGTTCGTCATGGAACAAAAGATAGCTCTTCTGAAATGCATGGTGTAAAAAGAGAAAAAATTGAAGGTAATACTAGAAACGATATTGACACTTTTTATAGAACTACAAAAACAAAAGAATATGATTTTGCAACTGGAGATGGTAGAAATTGGGATGGTTGGGGAACACACCTTAAGCCTGCACATGAACCAATCGTAATGGCAAGAAAACCAATATCAGAAAAGACTGTTGCAGATAATGTATTGAAACATGGAACTGGTGGTATTAATATTGATGAGTGTAGAGTTGAATATGCAAATGAAAATGACAGAAGTGGGTGGCATAAAACTGGTGGCGGTGGAAAAGGTTATCAAGATACTAACACATTCAAAATAAGAAAAATTACACCAGAAGAAATAAAAGAAAGAACTAAAGATGGTAGATTCCCAGCAAATGTAATTCACGATGGTAGTGATGTTATGAAAGACATATTCCCAAAAACTGGCACAAAGGGTAAAGCAAAATATCCAGATACTAATCCAGATTTTCGTGACCAAGGCAAACAATCTAAAGAAAATATAGGTATTGACAAATTAAGTTTTGGTCAGACTCGGAATGTAAAAAGAAAAGCAGTAAACCGACAACCTAGAAAAGATGATAAAGTTTGGACAAATAATAATTCTGGAATGAAATCTTTACAATATACAATAGAATATGAGGATAGTGGAGATGCATCAAGATACTTCTATTGTGCAAAAGCATCAAAGTCGGAAAGAGATCAAGGATTGGATAATTTACCAATAAAGAAAGCATCAAGTATGCCTGGTCGTAGAAATGCACATGATATGAAAGATTCTAAAATAGATAATGATGTTACTGATAGATTTGTAACAGAGAGGAAAAATATACACCCAACAGTAAAACCTATTAAATTGATGAAATATCTTTGCAGACTTGTAACACCAAAAGGTGGCACAGTATTAGACCCATTTATGGGAAGTGGCTCAACTGGTATGGCTGCAAAAGATGAAAGTTTTGATTTTATAGGAATTGAAAAAGAAAAGAAATATTATGAAATTGCAAGTGTAAGAATTAAAGTAACATCACCATTAGAGGAGTTTATGAAATAATGTCAGTATACAAATTAATAGAATCAACACACCCAATGCTAAAAATACCAATTGAAAAATGTAGTGATGAAATTGATAGAGATAAAATCAAAGAGGATTTGATTGATAGTATGAAAAATTTTCAAGGGATTGGATTATCTGCAAATCAAATTGGTTTTATGGAAAGAGTATTTGTAATGTACTCAAATGTAAAAGAAAGAGAAATTATTGCGTGTTTTAATCCAAAGATATTATCAGTATCAAACAAAAAAACTGTAATGGACGAGGGGTGTTTATCCTATCCAGGCTTGTGGTTAAAGGTAAGTAGACCTGATGGAATTGAAGTTTCTTATGAAGATGAAAAAGGTGAATTGCACAAAAAAGCAATGTTTGGTTTAGAGTGTAGAGTATTCCAGCATGAATATGACCATATGGAAGGCACAGATTTTACACAAAAAGTAAGCAATTTAAAACTCAATATGGCTCTAAAAAGACTTAAAAAGGTTAAAAAACGAGCAGAAAAATATCAAGAAAATCAAGGGTTTACAGTAAGTCCTTGATTTTAAACAATTCTTTTTTTGTCTTTTTGTGTAAAATCACTTGACAAATATATAGTAATAGTCCATAATTACCATATCACTAACAAATAAGGCAAAAACTATGAAAGATAATTCTACTCTCGCAAAATTACTTGCTGAAGAAGATTTATTTGTTATTCATAAACAAGTAGAAACTGCTTCTTTCAATGTAGAAACTAGAGAATTAGTTTTACCTATTTGGAAAGATATGTCCAAACCAGTTCAAGATATGTTAACACTACATGAAGTAGGTCATGCGTTATATACACCATTGTCAATGCTAAAAGAGGCAAAAGAACGCAAGATTGAATTTAGTTTTGTTAATGTGATTGAAGATGCTCGTATTGAGAGATTAATTCAAAACAAGTATCTTGGCTCAAAATATTCTTTCAAAAAAGGTTATACTGAATTAGACGCAAAAGATTTCTTTGACATAAAGGGAAAAGATATTTCAAAGTTAGGATTGATTGATAGAATTAATCTTTACTTTAAAAATGTTCCTAATGTTCCTTTTTCAAATGACGAGCAAGTATGGGTTGATAGAGTTGCAAACACTAAAACACCTGATGATGTTTTAAATCTTGCAGAAGAATTATATGACTATCAAAGTCAAGAGGAAGAATCTCAAGAACAAGAGCAACAGCCTTCTTATGCTCCACAGCAAGGTAATGAAGAAGGCGATACTGAAAAAGTTGAAATAAAAACACAATCTCAAAATGATTCTAATAATTCTGATGACTCACAAAATGAAACAGAAGAAAAAGACATTGATGAGAGATTAAACAAAATTACTCAAGACGAAACTGTTTCAGAATCTGAAGAAGAAAAAGTTGAGGTAAAAAGTAATGGTAAGTATGGTAGTGATAGTTATGATAATAAACCAATAGTTGCTAAAACAGATAACACTTACAGTAAATCACTTGATGGACTACGAGATAAAAATGCTGAAGATAGAACTTATCTTAAAACACCAAAAATTAATTTAGATAAGATAATTATTTCATCTGATAAAATTTTTAGTGCAGCTTCTAGTAATATTGATGATAGTAGTGTTTGGGATAGTGTCATTGATGATGAGTTTTCTAAAGTAGAAAATTCAAGTAAAAAAGTAGTTTCTTATTTAGTTAAAGAATTTGAAATGAAGAAGGCTGCAAGTCAATATGCTCGTGCTTCAGTTTCTAAAACAGGCTCACTTGATATGAGTAAATTACATACTTATAAATTCAATGATGATTTGTTTGCAAAAGTAACTAACTTGCCTGGTGCAACTAATCATGGTATGGTTATGTTTTTAGATTGGTCAGGTTCAATGGCAGAAAATCTCGCAGGCACTATGAAACAATTATTTAACCTTGTATGGTTTTGCAATCGTGTTAAGATTCCATTTGAGGTTTATGCTTTTACTAGTAATTGGAATAGGATAGATTGTAGAGCTGATGAGGAAATGCAAGAAAAAGTTCAGTCAGCTAATCATGGTGAATTAGATATATCTAATCTTAGGTTACTCAATTTTCTGTCAAGTAAAATGAAAAAGAAAGACCAATCTAAAATGATGAAACATATGCTAAAAATATGTTTTGCGTACGATAGACAAACTTGTAGAAATTTAGGTTACTGGCCACCATCAATACCACATGAACTTCATTTAGGATCAACACCACTAAACGAGGCAATTATTTGTGCTTTAGATATTGTTCCTAATTTTAAAAAAGATACTGGTGTAGAAAAAGTTAACACAGTATTTTTAACTGATGGGCATGGTAATCGTTTACATAGGTATTACCGCCATGTGAAAGAGGAAAACTTTAATGGTGTTAAAATATATAGTGAAAGTTATTATGTTAGGGGTGACACTAAATATGTAATAACTGATAGTGCTACAAATAACAGAGCCTTCCCTAAAAAAGTAAAGGGCCATTATGGTTATGATTATCAAACACCTATGCTTTTGTCTTTGCTAAAGAAAAGAGTTCCTAGTATGAATATTGTTGGATTCTTCATTGCTGGAACAGGCAAAAGTGGTAGAATAGACCAAAGAGTTCTTGAAGAAAAGTTTGATATCAATTGTTATGAAACTGAAAAGTTTAAAGAGTTAAGAAATATTCTTAAAAAAGAAAATGTTCTTGTTGCAAAATCCAAAGGTTATGATGAGTTTTACATTTTACCAGGCACTAAAAAATTAGAGTTGAACTCTGATTTAAATGTTGAAGCTGGTGCAAGTAAGGCTGAGATTAAGAGAGCATTTAGTAAAATGAATAATGGTAAGTTGCTAAACAGACCAGTTCTTAACAAATTTGTTAAAATGGTTGCGTAAGTCATTGATTTTAAACAAATCTTTTTTTAAAAAAACTATTGACACAGCTACCATTTTAGATTACAATTATATTATAAATTGATTTTAACTACATTATGAGGTTTTTATGAAAGCAATAGAACATTTTATTTCAGAGGCAGTTTCAGAATATGGTTCTGGTTCTACCATTAACGAAAATCAAGTCAAGTCTATTCTTAAAAAAATTAAGAGAGCGATTGGTATTGGACACATTTATCAAACATCAAAAATTCAAGTTTTGGAGAATGGTAGTTTTAAATTACCATCTGAAGTTTTAGTTTCAAAAGTGAGCAAACCTAAAAAAGTTTCTACTCCAGCTCCAGTAGTTCCACAAGTTGAAACACCAGTTCAGACTGCTGTTAATTTAGTTATGGGTACAAACATGGAAAATCAAAATTTAATTCCTAGTGTTTTTGACGGATTCGTTTCTTGGGGTCATCACTCAACACTAAAAAAGATTATTCAATCTAAAATGTTTTATCCAGTTTTCATTACTGGTTTATCAGGTAATGGTAAAACTTTGATGGTAGAACAAATTCACGCACAAATGAAAAAAGAGTTGATTAGAGTTAACATCACTATTGAAACTGATGAGGACGATTTGCTTGGTGGGTTTAGACTTGTTAATGGTGAAACTAAATTTGTTCCAGGCCCAGTCATTGAGGCAATGGAAAGAGGTTGCACACTTCTTCTTGATGAGTGTGATTTAGGATCTAACAAATTACTTTCACTTCAGCCTGTTCTTGAGGGTAAGGGTGTTTACCTTAAAAAAGTAAATAAGTGGGTTACTCCTAAAGATGGTTTTAATGTGATTGCTACTGCAAACACTAAAGGTAAAGGTTCTGAAGATGGTAGATTTATTGGAACTAATATTCTTAACGAGGCATTTCTTGAGAGATTTGCGATTACGATTGAGCAGCCTTATCCATCTACTACTGTTGAGAAAAAAATTGTTTTAGGTTCTATGTCAAAGTATGGTAAAGTTGATGAGGACTTTGCAGACAATTTAGTTACTTGGACAGAGGTAATTCGTAAGACATTTTTTGATGGTGGAGTTGATGAGTTGATTTCAACTAGACGACTTGACCACATTGCTAAGGCTTATGCAATCTTTGGTGATAAAATGAAGTCTATTGAATTGTGTGTTGCAAGATTTGATGATGACACAAAAGAGTCTTTCATGGATTTATATACCAAGATTGATGCTGGTGTTAATCCACTAGAAGAAAACGACACAGAGGATAATGCTGATAATAATTAATTTGTAAATAATTATGAAAAGTGCGAGTTAAATCGCACTTTTTGTATAAATAAGAGTGAACGCCGAAAGGGTTCACTTTTTTTTAATCTTGCTTAATAAAGGAGAAAACTTATGAATACAAAAGCACTTACATTATTTGATAATTTCAATCAACTCACACCATACGCTGTAGGCTTTGATAGAGTCTTTGATAGATTAACAGACTATACATCAAATAACCTATCTTCTACAGGCTTCCCACCATACAACATTCGCAAAGATGGTGATTATAATTATGTTATAGAAATGGCTCTTGCTGGTTTTGGTAAGAAAGATGTTGAAATTGAAGTTGCGAATGGAACACTTACTGTTCGTTCTGTAAAAGAAAATGATGCAGATGATTCTATTGTGCATCGTGGCATTTCGTATCGTAAATTTGTTCGCAAGTTTACACTTGCTGATGACATTGTAGTAAATGATGCGAAACTTGAGAATGGACTTCTGAATATTCATTTAGAACAAGTTATTCCTGAAGAAAAAAAACCAAGACTTATTGATATAAAATAATTTTTGGAAAATGTGAAAAAGGGGTTGACATCAATCCCTTTTTTATTATATAATGATTGTTATTTTTAGGAGATTGATTTTATGGCTTTTACTAAAAGTTCAAGTGACCCAGAACTAATTAAAGAAGTTCAAGAGGCAACTGAAAAACGCAGACAAAAAGATGCGATAGTAGAAAAGTTACAAGAGAAAAAAAGAAGAATTGAAAAAACTGCTAAAGCACTTCTTGAAATAGAATATAAAAATAAAATAGATGATTTTTTACAAAACAAACTTCCATTATTAGAGGATAATAAAATGAGTCCATCTGTTGCAAAAGCATTACTTCAAGTAGAGATGGAAGAAAAAATAGACTCTATGATGAAAAGTGGACAGGGTATGAAAATGGTATTAAATGAAATACCAATGCTAGTTGATAATATTCTTGAAGATAATATGAATCAGATAAAATTACTTGAATCAAAAAATACGATAACTGATGATGATGTTGAAGCATATGAAGAACATAAAAAAGAAGTAGACCAACAAGGCTCTATTTCAAAAGAAGAACTAGCAAAAAAATGGGGTGTAAAAGTTTAGGAGATTATAATATGAGTTTAAGTAAACCAAGTAAAAATGATGCATTTAATTTAAAAACAGTTAGTATGCCAGCTGTAACTATGATTGAGGGTAAACTTCCATTAAATTATATGGAAGAATTAAACTCATATATTGATGAAAATAGAGCTAAAGCAAGAGATTATTCAAACCACTTAGTTGGACAAATAAAACAACACGAATTGTCTGCACAGTTAGACCTTGATAAAAAAGCACCAGTCGTGCAATCTCTTATGCAAATATTAGGAGTTGCTGGTAAACGCCTTCTACAAAACATTGGAACTTTTCCATTGCCAGAAGACCAATACGATAAAATACCTGTGGAGTGTTTTTCAATTTGGACAGTGCATAGTTACTCTGGTGATTATAATCCTTTACATGACCATGATGTGAGTTATGATAAAAAAGTTATGTCTTTTTCTTGCATATTATATTGTAAAGTTCCACCACAAATTGAGGAAATAGACGAATCAAGTAATTACTTTTATGAAAATAGTGGTGTAACAGATGGATCTACTCATTTTGTATGGGGAACAAATACATCTGCTGATTATTTAACCTTAAGGCCAAAACAAGATAAATTTGTTAAACCAGAGGTAGGAAAATTTTTAGTATTTCCTTGCTGGTTAAAACATCAAGTAATGCCATTTTATGGAGATGGTGAACGAAGAACATTATCTGCTAACTTTAAAACTGAATTTAAAATTAACAGAGATACCAAATAGGGAATTTAATTATGGATTCACATTTTGATATAAAAACACAAGTAATACCGAGAATACTAACTTACACATTTAAAGCAGAGTTGCCTACAAATTTTGTTGATATGATGAACAAATATATTGATGAAGATGTAATACCACATGATCCTAACTTTGGAGAAGTAGCTGGTAATGCAACAGTAAAGAATAGTTACACTAAAGGTTTAGTTGGACAAATTCGTCAAGATAAAAAATCTGCACAGCTAGACTTTGATATTTTTAATAATGACACTGGAAAGATAGTTAAAGAACTTTTAGATAAATGTTGCAGTCAATATTTAAATACGATAGGGCATAGTGATACCCACCCAGATATTTTTGAAGCATGGACAGTTCATAGCTATGCTGGTGATTATAATCCATTACACGATCATGGTGTTAAAACGCCTGGTGGTTTGTCTATGATTATGTATTTAAAAGTTCCAAAATGTATTGAAGATATACCAGAGCCAGATAGTGATGGTAGAATATTTTTTAATGATGCAAGTGGTAATGTAGACGGATTTACATATTTCAATTGGAGTAATTTAAATAAGTCTGATACTAGAGCATTATATTTAGCTGGTGAAGAATTTGTTAAACCAAAAGTTGGAACATTACTTATATTTCCAAACTGGTTGAAACACGCAGTCATGCCTTTTCATGGCGAGGGAGAAAGAAGAACTTTTTCTGCAAATTGTAATTTATATTCACCAGATATGGGATTTAAATTTAAAGAATTATCAAAAGAAGAGCAAGACAAAGTTAAAAATGTTTTTAAGAAAAACTCATTTCGTTATGGAGGCGGTGGTGGACTTGGAAAAAAACAGCAATAAACTAACTCTTAAAAGTTTTTCAAATATAGAAAATTTAGAAAAAAAGATATACTACAAATCTTATCTAAATTTATCTTTAGAGGAAAGAAAAAGATTACTTCAGATTATAAAAAAAGATAACTCTTGGTCAGATAAACAAGAGGGATTATATTTTACTAATATTCATGCTCACCACACTAAGTGGCATTTACATGATGAAGTTTACGAGTTTAAAAAACTTGCAAAAACAATTGAAAATAAACTTATGTATTCTGTTTTAAAAGTTCCAATTAAACACGAAGTAAAAGAGTGTTGGGGTAGTATATATGGAAAAGATGATTATGCAAAACCACATCACCATCACCCATATCTTTGGGCTTTTACTTATTATCCTTTTGCACCAGTAGGCTCATCACCTTTAAGATTTCACGATACAGTTGTTCAAAATGGTAAATCAGTTGCAAGATATCCAGACTATGTTGATGAAGTTTTTCCGTCTGATGATTTACTTTTACTATTTCCAGCAAACACTCATCACTCTGTTCCAAAAAGTTTAATTGATGAAAAAAGAGTGGTTATTGCTGGTAACATTACTATAGAACATATTTAACAATGGAGATAAAAAAATGAAAAATACTTTTGATGTGAATAAAAAAGAAGAAGAAGTTAAAGAAGATGATACACCTAAACCAGAAATTGATTTAAGATTTGAGCATATAAAACAATTTTCTTTTGTGCATGGGCAACTACCTTTAAACTTTGTTGATGAAGCTAATCAATATTTTGATGCTAATAAAATAATTCAAAAAGATGATGATGTTCCAAAAGCATTAACAAACATTTTTAAAAATGCAACTCAAACATATTTGTCGCTATATTCTGACCAAATACCTTTATCACTTCAAGGTGACCAGTTAGTGAGTATACCAGTTGACTGTTCTGAAATAAAAATTATGGAACTAAATGAAAAAACATATACTCACCCTATAGATGGTGATACAGATTTTTCTAAAAGAGAAATATTAATTAGCTCTTTATTATTTTTAAAAGTACCATCAAGTGCGAGTGAAAAAAATGTGAACAGTTATGATGGAAAAATATATTTTAATTGGGGTAGTAATACAATGTCTGATGTTCTACTAACTAAACCAAAACAAGATAAGTTAGTTACACCAATGATTGGCAGATTTGTTGTATTTCCATCTTGGGTGCGTTGGCAGCCAATACCATTTAGTGGAGATGATAATCTTAGAATATTATCTTTAAAATATACTGTTCAATATAGTAAAGGTTAATTATGATTAGAAGAAAGAAAAATATATCATACAAATATAGTGAAGATAATGTTCTATCAGAATTAAAAAAATATATTGACGAAACATATGAGCAACATTATAGTCGTAACAAATTTCAAGCCACAGAGTTTATTATAGACTCTGGGCATGGAGAGGGTTTCTGTATTGGTAACATTATGAAGTATGCACAGCGATATGGAAAAAAAGGTGGAAAGAATAGAAAAGACTTGCTAAAAGTCTTACACTATGGTATAATTGCACTACACATTAATAATATGGAGAATGATAATGAAACTAAGTGAACACACAATATCAGTTTTAAAGAACTTTGCATCAATTAATCAAAACTTGGTAATTAAACAAGGTAAGACTTTAACTACAATGTCTGCAATGAAAAACATTATTGCAAAAGCAGAAGTAGAAGAAGATTTTGCAAAAGAAATTGCAATCTATGATTTAAATGAATTTCTTGCAGCTCTATCTTTATTTAAAAGTCCAATACTAGATTTCCAAGATAATCATGTATTAATTACTGAAGAAAATAATACTAAAAATTCTTTGAAGTATTATTATTCAGACCCATCTGTGGTAACATCACCATCAAAAATGATTACCATGCCTTCAAAAGAAGTAACATTTACAATGAGTAGTAGTGAGTTATCAAAGATTAAAAGAGCAGCTGGTGTAATAGGAGCTCCTGATTTAGTTCTTGAGAAAAATGGTAGTGGAACTTTCTTAACTGCAAAAGATAAGAAAAACGATACTGCAAATAATTACTCTACTGATATTACTACAAATGGTGATGGTAGTTTTAAGTTTTATTTTAAGACAGAAAATCTTAAGATGATGGATAACGAATATGATGTTGAGATATCATCTAAAAACATTTCACACTTTAGTGGTAAAGGAAAGAATGTTGATTATTGGATTGCGTTAGAGCCAGAGTCTACATATACTGCATAGGAGAAATAATATGCATGAACACATAACAAAAAAAGATTTAGGAAAAAAAGAAACTTATCAAAAATGGAATGGTAAGTTTCTTGATGATAACTCTTTTGACGAAGTAGTCACTGTAAAAGATGAAGATGTAAGAATATACAAACCTTTTAAAACTGTTGATGGTGGGTATGTTCCTTTAGCTGTTGTAGTGACTAATGTGTATCCAGACGACTCTATAAAAGAAATGTTAAAAAGTATTTCAGATGTTTCTGTTATGAGAGCAAACTGTGCTGGGCCAATTATAAAAGAGGAAATGGAAGCAAAAGGTTTAAAAGAGGGTGTTGATTATAAACTCAGAACACCAAATTCTTATTTTGTTAAAACAAAATCTGGTGATTGGGGTAGAATTGCATATTGTAATGAAATCAGTTCAGTTATGATTGGATATAAAAGAGGAAGATTTACTGGTAAAATTGATTCCTCTGGTTGGTGTAAAGACAATCCTGAAAAATGGGAAAGATTTAAAGAAATATCAAAATGGAATGAGGTAGCATTTAAAAAAGGAATACCAGAAGTTTATGAACGACAAAAAACATGGATTGAAACATTTGTCAAACCTGAGCATAGACTTGGTATGTTTACCACTTTCTCTGCAAATAGATATCACATTGGACAGTCTAAAGCAATGTCTGCCCATGTTGATAGTGGAGATTTAGACGCAGGGCTTACTACTATGAATTGTTTTAGAGATGGTGATTATGATGGTGCATATCTTTGTTTCCCAAGATATGGTGTTGCCATTGACGCACCAGATAATTCTGTAATTATAGCAGATTCTAATGAGGTTCATGGAGTGACAAGCATCAAAGGTAATGGAACACGATATACAACTACTGCATATTGTGATAACAGATTAGCGACTATGGGTGCAGCTGGTAAATCAGAAAGACTTATAGGAAAGTCTGCATCTAAAGAAGTTGGTAGTTTAGAAGAATTTTTAAAATGAATAATAATGAAACATTTATTCGTGTTTATGAAAACGCAATAGACTTAAAGTTTTGTGATGAATTAATTGAAAAGTTTGAATCTAATTCAGAACAGCATGAAAGAGTGAACACTAAAGATGTAAAAAAAGAAGATGATGGTTCATATAGTAGAGGTGGTATGTTGTTTGATGAATTACATTTTTGGAAATACATGAATACATGGAAAGATGAAATTAATCAACTTGCAAACATTTTTACAAAATATGTAAATGAATATAAGCTTGAATTTTCTGATTATGCTTTTCCAAAGAAGCATGGGTTTGAGCCATTTAAAATGAAAAGATATTTACCTAATGGTGAGGACGAGTTTGGGTGGCATGTTGATGTTCGTAGTTTTAAAAATATGAGAAGATTTCTTGCAATGTTTGTTTATTTGTCTGATAATAAAGAGGGTAAAACAGAGTTTAGTTATCAAAAAACAACTACAAATTGTAAAAAAGGTAGCATGGTTATTTTTCCACCAGCGTGGCCATGGCTTCATCGTGGAACAAAACCAATAGAAACACCAAAATATTTTATGGGTACATACTTACATTATGTTGAATAATATAAAAGATTATTATACCTATGTTACAAATCGTGATGAAGAAATGCAGCTTATAGGTATTACTAAAGGTAAATTTCATGGAGTGGTTTATAAGTATGGAAAAGTTTCTTTAGGTGAAGAAAATACAGATGGTAACTTGCCATTGAAGTTTGAATTTGATATACTAGACAATAATTTAATACCTAAAGAAAAATTTGGTGAAGATTGGTCAAATCTTATAGGTGATATTTTAGTTGATATAATTGATGAACAAGGAAAAGAAAATGACAAATCAGACGATAGAGAGAACGACACTAATTCAACTTCTACATAACGAAGATTATGCAAGAAAAGTATTACCATTCATAAAAGAAAATTATTTTGATGTAAGAGAAGAAAGAATTATCTTTGAAGAAATATCTAAGTTTACAGATAAATATAAAAAGATACCTACTCAAACATCACTTGAAATTGAAGTAGGTGAAAGAAAAGATTTAACTGATACTGAGCATGAAAAGATTGTTCAGATTATACAGTCACTCAATCCAACAGATGTTGATTTTGAATGGTTAGTAGATACAACTGAAAAGTTTTGTAAAGATAAGGCAATATACAATGCGATTGTTGAAGGCATTTCTATTATTGATGGAAAAGATAAAAAGAGAACTCCAGATGCTATCCCAGATATACTCACAAATGCATTGGGTGTTTCTTTTGATGATTCTGTCGGGCATGATTATCTTTTGGATTCAGATGACAGATATACCTATTATCATAAAGTAGAAGAAAGAATACCTTTTGATTTAGAATATTTTAATCGTATTACTAAAGGTGGACTTCCAACAAAAACATTAAATGTTGCACTTGCTGGAACTGGTGTTGGTAAATCATTGTTCATGTGTCACATGGCTGCAAACTCTCTATCTCAAGGTAAGAATGTTTTATACATTACACTTGAAATGGCAGAAGAAAGAATTGCAGAAAGAATTGATGCAAACTTAATGAACATTAGTATTGAAGATTTACATCAATTACCAAAGAAAATGTTTGAGGATAAAATTGCAAGAATACGAAAAAATACTGGTGGTAAACTCATAGTTAAAGAGTATCCAACTGCTTCTGCACATTCTGGACACTTTAGAGGATTACTGAAAGAACTTGCAATTAAAAAATCATTTAAGCCAGATATCATATTCATAGATTATCTAAATATTTGTTCATCATCACGATTTAAAGGAAATGCAAATGTCGGTAGTTATTTTTATATTAAAGCAATTGCAGAGGAACTGCGAGGTCTTGCAGTTGAAAACAATGTTCCTATTATGTCGGCTACACAAACCACTCGCTCAGGCTTCAGTTCTACGGATATTGGTCTTGAAGATACTTCGGAAAGTTTTGGGCTACCAGCAACAGCTGATTTTATGTTTGCAATCACTTCTACAGAAGAACTTGATAAAGTCAATCAAATCGCAATAAAACAACTTAAAAATAGGTATAACGATCCAAATTCAAATAAAAGATTTGTCATAGGTGTTGATAGGTCAAAAATGAAACTATATGATGTAGAAAACTCATCAAATGACTTAGTTGATAGTAATCAAGATGATGTTCCAGTATTTGATAAAAGTTCGTTTGGCTCTCG